TTTATATTACAAGAGAGAATATAATCTTTCTCTAACTCTAGTGTCTATATCTACGTTGCAAAAATGTTGCAATTTGTTGCAGAGGTGTTGCATTGCAACAAAACTAATACTATTCTATCATTTTTGTCCTGTCCGTAATAAAATTATCACTCTTGAAATTTTGTGAAAATTTAACAAAGATTTTCTACGTTTTAAACAAAAAAAGACAGCTATATTTCAAGCTGTCAAATTATCAATACTCATTTCAATTATTCAATTTCAAACCCTACCAGCTCCCACTGATCCGGTTCTCCGTCCTCATCGTAAGATACAGGATCGTTAATTTCTTTAACTCTAAAACTCGGTGTATCTTCATCCAGCGCCGCGCCTGTACTGTCACATTTCCATGCTTCCATCGTCTCGCCGTTGCTTGTGTCGTGATCTACTGCGATCATTCCTAACTCTTCAACCTTGAAAATTTCTACTGCAAAATGTCCTTCCATCTGTCCTAACTCTTTTAAAATCTTTAACATAGCTTTTTCCTCTTTTCTTTCTTCTCTGGATGTGCTATATTCAAATAGCACACATTTCACTTGGTATGGTTTTTGTGTGTCGGGCTGGATTTTCTCCAGCCCTTTCTTTTAATTGTCTTCAATTCCTTTTTGAGTATCATCAATCAGCTGATCGACCATCTTTTCCGCTTTTTCATAATCCTTAGACTTCAAAACTTCTTTGAGGTCTTTCAGATCCTGCAAAAGTCTTCTTAAGTAACTTTTAAATACACTCATATCTTCGCTCATTTTTCTCCTTTCTGGCTTTCGACAATATTATAATAGCATATATTTATCACTATGTAAAGTGATATTTTAATAAATTTTTTGTTTCTGTTTCAAATCTTCCTGTGTCTCTTCATATATAAATATGTCTTTAGGCTGCATATCAAGAATTAAGCAAAGACTATTTAATGATTTAGCACTTATATTCGTATCTTCGTTCTTTATCTTTTTAAGTGTCTCTTGACTAAGCAATCCTGTTGTTTTTGCCTTATACATATTAAATCCGGCGCGCTCTAACGCATCCCCTACATTAAATTTATATTTAATCATACTTTCTTATTCCTTTCTAAATCATTTTTATAAATCTACTATATAATAGATAATTCCCAAAGTCAATTAAAAATATTACCAAAAAAAGTGATAGAAAGTATTGACTATCACTTTATAAAGTGATATTATAATATCAACAGGAATACAAAGAACGGAGGTAAGCAAGATGACTGATAAAAAAATAAAGGATTTTACAAAAGGAATTGAAGAAATTGCGAAACTTCATCCAGCAGACCAAGAAAAAGTTTTTCAAATGGTTGCCGATCAAAACGGCACCGCTGCTGCTGGATACGTTGAAAAGAAAGTAAATGATTATGAAACAGCAAAAGAAATGTTTAAAAAATTCTTTAAATAACGGGAGGCATGAACATGAGACGTTCAAGGCGATGTATTTGAAATCTGCATAGCATAGCCGAAACGCTCCGATCTGGAGCGTCAGCCGCGGGATGGTCGCCGTGGCTCTGATGATGGCAGACCAGAAAGGGAAAATATGACAGTTTTAGAAATTAGATATCAAAACGCAGTAGAAAAAATCGGAGGCGCCGCAGGGCTTTTAAATCTCCCGGAGCAGGTAAAAAATGTTTTGAAAAACACAACAGATTTAAAAGTTAAAGTAAAAATTTTAGAAGAAATTGCAAAAATTGTTTAAGTCGAAACCGCCCGCGCGGCGGTCTGGCGTAGGGTTGCAACCTTGCCACTGATGAGACAAGCACACATAAAGGAGGTTTTCACATGATTATTAAAGCAAGTGATATAAAAATAGGCACACAATTAGCAGAGTCAGACGGCTTTCTGTTTGATGTTGTAGAAATCGTCAAAGAGACAGAAAAAACAATAACGGTTCGTCTCTGCTCCGACTTTTCGAGTTTTCCGGCACACTGGAGGACAAAGAAAGACGGGACGCCGGGCGGAGTTATTAAGACCTTTAGAAAATCAACTAAATTGTACGGCGCTAATTAGTCGAAACGGTGGAAGTTCCACCGTCTGCAGGAACTGCCCCACCTGCACTGATGAGACAGGGCACATGATGAAAGGATGGTTGATATTATGAAGATTTTACTTGAAAAATTGGAAAAGTTGGAACAACTTGAAAAAGCCGCAGATGAAGCAGAGGCAAAATATACAGAAGAGCCAGAAAACGCAGAGCTTGAAAGTGCCTTTGATGAGGCATACAAGGCAGAATTTGACGCATATATCAACGCTGCAAAGTATATCGAATATATGACAGGCGGAGCGGTTGATTTTATGAAAGCAAAGGAATTAATACAGACAAAACGTGCGGAGCTTTTACAGCTCTTAGCACTCTAGGCAAGCGGCGGCGTTTACCGGGGTTCGACTCCCCGGCTTGCCTTTACCCGGAAGGGAATTTTATTTTTTAGGAGGATTTACAAATGACTTATCCGAACGGAGCACAGACAGTTTTTCAAATCATATGCAGGGGAAGCGTTTACAGTGTAGACGATGGATTTTTTAGGAACGATGGAATAGGGACAGACTTTGAAACGTTTGACGATGCTTGGGAAGTTTTCAAAACGCTTCCCGAATGGGAACAGAATGCTGCGGAAATAGAGGAATTTTAAGCCGGAATCATCCCGGCTTTTTCCAGTGTCCGGATATATTGCAACTTGACAAGATATACGCCCGGTCATATAATGCGCTTAAGTAAACACGTATAAGCCATTTTAAGGCTTGCGCAAGGCTATGCAGTGCTTTTATATATTTACAACGCGAAACGTCTGTAAATCGTTTTTACGACGTTGCAAGCCTGTAAACACTGTGTTCATCTTGCCGCGTTGGCATCCGGCAGCATGTCAGACAATGCCGGCCTGCTGATCACAGCGATGTGCACTATCCCGGCAGCCCGCCGGGGTGTGAAAATTCTGATTTCTGATCTCAAAATCGAGCCGTTTTCCAAGAAGAAAAAATTCAAAAGTTGAAAAATGAGATTCCAACTGCGAAAAGACAATATGCACAGTAAATTATTATGCGTCATTTCACAACTTGTGAAATTTGACTAATTCGCTCTCTTCTCTTCCTCTGACTCTCAGTCTGTTTCTGTTTTTTCTTTGATTTTGTTGTTCTTGTTCCCATTCGAAAATTCCTCATTCACTTTCTGGTTGCGTGATTTGTAATTTACAATCTTTACATCTGTGTTCAATTCATCCGGCATCTTCCCGACGATCAACACTGTATGCGGTTGCAGCCTGTCTGTCATTACTTTGAATCCCTCGCAAAACTCAATCCGAGCTGCCTTTGCCCGCACTCTTCCATTTGTGCATACAGCAATCACACCACCCTTACTGTACCCGGCAAAACAAAGATCATAATTGTCTTTGTCCGGGATGCCTACGGACGGTATAACACGGATCCCGTTCAGCAGCATATAATGTGCAAGCGCATGGTTCCGGTACACGTTATATAGATTCAAAGCAAACGGCATACCACAATCGCCTGTAGCAATACTAAAATCCGGCATACAGACCGAATGGAAACACTTCAAGTGTTCCATGTATTTATCCGGGTTATTCCACAGTCTTTGAAACTTTGAATCGTCAATATAAAAATTCACATTTAATTTTCTATGCCCTTTTATCTTTTGTGAAAAGCTCTCTCCAAAATCTATGGAGTCCTCCGGCAAATAATCCAAGCTACATGCCGGGACAATCGGGATCTGATATTTTTCATCAAGCTCCGCTCCATAGATCATATATTCTTTCATAACATCAAAAGATGTATGACATACATTGTACAATACTATCACCCCAAAAACATTTTACTATTTTTCTTCTTGACAAACAACTTCTTTTGTGAAAAGCAAAGAACGTGCGGCGTAATCACTTCTGCTTAGTTCATTTATCAGCTTTTCCATTGTCATTTCCGGGTTTGTTCTGTGAATATACCGCAGCAATTCATCTATTTTGTCCACTATGCTGCCCTCCAATCAATGTTTGACATCAGATCATCCAAAAGATAGATCAAATCAGTACCGTACAGGCTGATCCAGTCCGCAAGATACTCTTCCTGCTCAATCGGCATATGAATGTTATAGGAAAAGCAAAAACAATGACAAAGTTCATGAGCCAGTATTTTGCGCAAATAGCCATTTTTCGGTTTATCTGAAACATATATAGCCCTGTTGTTCCAATCTGTCACAGCAAGGCTGATAGAGCCATCAGATCGCATCAGCTTACTGCTTGCACCGCGGACAAATTTTATTTCCCATTCAATACCATTTATCACAAACATATTTACCTCCAAAAAAAGAAACCACCAGCCAAATATCAGCCAGTGATTTCTAAATTTAAAGTTATTCTTCTTGCTCTTCAACCAACAAATAATTAATGTACCTTGTTGCTGTTCCAGCAAGTTCTTTGCTGTAGTCTAGCAAGTCCATCTTGTACTCCGGTTTATGCCCATATGTGACTGTATAGAACTTTTCCACAAGTTCTAAGTTATGTAAGTCAGACAATTCCACAAGAATTTTGTGATATAAAAATTTTCTCGTCCATCCGAACCGGTCACAGATAATTTTGAGTTTCCAGTTATTTTTATTAAACCATTTACCACTCTCTATCTTTTTTACGATGCTCCAGCGTGCAAACGGGTCTTTCTCCGTAATTTCAGCCTGCGGATTTTTCAGAGCCTGTTCCATGTCGTGGAAGCGATTGATGTATTGAGCTGTGAAAGCCGTTCCTTTTACTCCGGTCAACTTGTGGGCGATAAATTCGCAACCTTTCTTCGTGATGTCATAGCAAGGTCTGCTTTGGTTGTTAGCATCTTTATATGTATTTTCTCGAAAGAAATCAACCAACGCAATTTTGCTCTCGTTGCCCAAGCCAATATTGGCTTGGGCGATTTGCGATGTATATCGCCGTATATCTTTCAATAATTTGCCGTGTTCTTTCCCAACCATTTCCGAAACTTCCATACTGGTTAACGTCTGTTCTAATTGTTTCATATGAATATTGTTCATCAGCAAATCCCCCATTTCTGTTTGAATGAAAGTATCGTGTTCAAAATGAAATGCAAAAATTTTTCGTCCTGTATGTTCTGGATTTCCGTTATCAGCTGTTCTTTCATCTTGCACCGCCTTTCTTGTCGGATGCAAGGTTACTTGTAAAAATCCAGACACATCTTAAAAAGTGTTCGCTGATTACATTCAGATTTTTGGTAATTTCTTCAATATACATTTCTCTCATAGATTTTTCCTGCCTTTCAATTTTTTCTTGAAAAGAGATACTCTCTATGATAAAATATTTCACAGAGAGTTATCTCGGTTGATAAGAAGTTGTTTTCGTTGGTAGCGTGGCAACTTCTTATTTTTTTTGACCTTTTAGCTTTTCAATCCCCGCCCTTATAAGTTCTAATATGGAATATCCACTTTCTGATGAAAATTTCATAATTTCATCTTTTTCTTGCTTCGATACTCGAACATAAAGTCTTTCATTCATAGGATTGTCAACTTTAGGTCTGCCTGTGCGTGGAGACATTCTCAGCACCTTCTTTCTGTACGCACATTTAATATATAATAGTACGCACAAAAAGTCAATACCTTTTTGAAAAATTTCCAAATCCACAAATCACTAGCTGATATTCAGTTGTCAATGTTCAAACAAACAGGGGCATTGCTGCCCCTGCCATTACATTTTGGAAACAAGCGTTGACAGCTTGCTTTTTGTCATTGTGCGCTCTTCCGGTGTCATGTCGGAGATAAGTTCCGCCATATCCTCCGAAAGCTCTTTCATGTATTTTTCAAGGTCATGCATCTTTGCGTCCTTGTCCTCCGGCGTATTGCCTTTGTGAAGCTCTTTGCTTTCCATGTAGCTTCTGCGGCTCATTCCGCTTTTACCCTCTCTGCGGTCACGCATACCGCCATCTGCCGCAATTGTAGGCTCTGTGTAATACATTTTGCCGGAAGAAAGATCCATATCACGGTCGTGTTCCATTTCCCGGTACATTTCCGGTGTCATGTGCCAGTATGGAGGTTCTTCATATCCGCGGCGCGTACCTCTTCCTTTTGGGGCAAATCTGCCGTTTGCATAGCGGTAGTTATCATAAAATCTTCTGCCGTCATCGAATCTATCAAACATTTCCATTGTTTCATCTGCACTGGATTCTTCCATTGCTTTCATCAATGTACGATAATACATTGCTTCTGCAAGGTCTTTCATCATGTCTGTAACCTGTCCCATTTCACACGGGTCTATATTTTCAATTCCTTTGTCAATTTCGCATTTAGCACATTCAGACAGTTTTTCAATCATGTCGTGCATTCTCATAATATCCATAAAACCGACCTCCTTACGCTTCCCGTACTGCAATTAAATTGCTGTTCTGAACTTCGATTGCCTGCGCAGACGTATTCTGTACCGCTACCGTAACACAGCAACCGCGAGGAACGTCCACATATGCCTGCGCCGAAACGTTAAAGAAGTTTTCAACTGCCGCCGGTGTAACAATCATTCGAGTTGACTGCAACGGTTCTCCGTCAATTGCAATAGCCAGTGAAATAGATTCAACTGTGCCACCGGTAGGAATTTGAATGTTTCCGGAATAAGATACCAAAAATCTTGCCCGGCACTGATTTGTAAGTCCTCTTAATTTAACAATGCCGCTTCCCTGTCTATGAACAATACATTTTGTTGCGCATACCGGAGTTTCTGTAAATGCTACATCTTCTCCCTGCGCGACAGTTTGAATTGCAATTCCTGTAAATTCTGCCATAATTATTTACCTCTCTTTCAAAAAATAAGGGCAAACATTATAGTCTGCCCTTTGTGTTTATAAGCAATACTGCACAGCAGACATAATCGAGTTAAACTCAATTAAGATACTCAATTATTCAATTTTGTGTAGCAGCTACTTTTAGCAGCTACATCCTGTGTTGCATCCACAGCCATACGCATAAGCGTTAGGATTTGGAACAACATATGCCGGGATTGCAGCCGGATTTACAGCGTTGATGATCTGCTGTGTCTGCGCTGACATTGCAGTAGTGAGCAATGCAGACTGGCGATCCTGTGATGCGGCTCTTCTTAAGTCATTATTTTCTGCCTGTAAGGAAGAAATCTTTTCCTGACACAGGTAATCAAGGATTGCCCTTGTTCCTGCCTGCTGGCTGTCGATAATGTCTCTTGTGTTGCTGTTCATGGTGTTCTGAAGTGCACAGGTGTTCTGTGACATATTGTAGTTTACACCCTGGATAGCTTCCCTGGTCTCGCAGCAGCAATTAGCCAACTGGGACTGTAAAGCATTCTGCGCCTGCATAAGTGTCACGTTTGTGGTATTAAATCCCTGCTGTGTCTGGTAGCCAAGGTTGCAGATTGCATTGTCTACACCATGGAAACCGTTCATAACGGCGGTATTCTGTGCGTAAAATCCATCACAGAGACCATTTGTGATACCATCTAACTTTCCGATGATAGCCTGCGTGTCAAACCCACGCTGAATTGCAGAGTCGGTGTATGCAGATGCTGTCGCTCCCATACCTCCGTTTCCTCCCCAGCCATTGCCGCCAAAGCCGCCCCAGCCAAAAATCATAGCGAAGATAATGATAGCCCACCAGCCATCGCCGCCCCACATGCCATCATTGTTTCTTCCGTTTCCTGTCACTGCTGCAATATCAGCAAGACTAGGCATTGCATTTCCATTAAACATTTTGTTTACCTCCATCTGATCTATTTACAAATGGGATAACCGGTTATTTTGCGCGCACCCCAAAATGTACTAATGATTAAACATACTCATAACTTTCTGTTTTGCTTCATCTACCGTAATTCCTCTTTCTTTACAGAGATTCTCTGCCATTGTCTTAAGTCCACCTGTATCTCCGCTTTGATACATTTGCATGGCATTTTTTGCCATAGGATTGTTTTGAACCTGCGGAGAATTCATCATTTGATTTAACAATAATTGTGCCGGATTCATTCTGGATCACTCTCCTTTTTTACCTGTGAAGTTTTTCTTTGACTGCTTGGAATTTTATCTAATCGGTTTTCTATCTGTTCAATCTTCCCAAAAAGTTCATCAAACTTCTGCATAAATGCACCTGTGCACTCGTCTGATAGGTCAAATTTCAATTTTTCAGTATCATGCGATAAATTGCTAACAGTATCATGCGAAACTGGCTTAAAAACGATTGTGCGAATTGTGCCATCTGCGTTCCAACTTTTAGCGTATATTTCTGTCATATCCTGTTTTGGGAAAAATGCAACGCTGCCATCCATTGGCACATCATTGGCAGTGATGTTTTCTACCGCCGGAACTACTTTTCCATTTATGCCAAAAGTTTGAACCGGGATCTGCTGCTGAATTTGCTGCGGTGCCTGCATATAATTTTGTGTATTATCAATGCGTGGCTGATTCATATACGGATTGTATGCGTACTGCTGCCCGTATTGCTGCATCTGCTGATTATAAATCGGATTCTGGTATGCTCCGCTCATATTCATCCTGTTTGACCTCCTCTAAAACATCTTCTATTGCGTGTATGATAGACGACTGCGTTGACAAGTCCAAGGACTGTAACTCTTTTCTGGCAAAAATTTTTTCAAGAACTTCATCTGAAAACACCACCATCCCTCCCTTTGATTATATTTTTGCATAAAAAAAGGCGGCAAAACCGTCACGATTCCGACAGTTTGCCGTCAAAAAATACAAAAAAAAAGAACGCATTAAGCGTCCATACATCCGTTCGTGTTACCTTTAGTGTTACCTTTGATTTTGACCTTTAGAAAAGACACCATTCAAAAACTCCTTTCTTTCAGTAAAATCAAGGCTTCACAAGGTTTTCTTAAATAAAAATAAAGTAGCGGAAGGGAGATTCGAACTCGGTATCAATTCTCTCAAACCCGCATAAATACTGAATTTCTTTATCTCCAAAGGTGTTACCTCGTGTTACCTTTTACATTGATAATGCTTTTGCAATATATTCCTGCATTTCACTCTCTGTCTTGTTATTAAAATAGTAATGATCGAGAGTTGTTCTGATATCTGTATGCCCCATTTGTGTTTTTATTACCGATTCTGGAACATTTCCATCTATCAACTTTGTTGCATATGTCTTTCTTGCCTTGTGAATTGAACGTTCACCAATTCCTATTCTATCACATATCACATATAGCCGCCTTGTAAATGCCTGACCTTTTATTCGTTTACCGTTTTTCATAAAAATATATTGCCCAAATGGATTGAGCATTTTTATTTTTCTCATAAGTTCTTTGGTATCTGCGGTAATTATAACATCTCTAAACCCGGCATCACTTTTAGGAAAATTTTGAACATCAAATACATATTTGCCATTATCATCTCTATATCTTATTTCTGTCTTTGATATATGTATCTTATTTTCTCCGACATCAGACCATGAGAGGGTAGATATTTCCCCAACTCTCAATCCTGTTTTAAATGCCAAAATAATGCCAAGTTCTATCAATGTAGGCTCATTTTCCATTACAAATCGTTCAATTAAAAGTTCCTCATCCTTAGAAAATACCAATTCGCAGTCTGACTTATGGTTCTTTTTAAATGACTTTTCCGAAATTTCCAAATCACCCATAAAACTGGTTATGCTCAGGCTGGTATAATGTTTTTTCTTTGCATATTTGAAAATTCCGTTAATCAATATCCGCATATCAGAATAAGCTTTTTGCGTAAGTTCCAGTTTTGAAATAGCTGTTTTTATGAATGATTCCAATATTTCTTCATCAATGTACCGGATTTTTCTATTTGCAATCGGCAAATACTTATTTTCAAAAAATCTTTTAAAATTTGTCTCGTACTTGTCCTTTGTCTGTCTTGTTATTTCACCATATTCAAGTTTTTCAGAAATCCAATTAGAATATACCTGAATAACTGTAGGTTCATCCTCCTTAGCTTTATAGAACTTTACTATTTCATCTTCAATTGCTTTTTCAGATGTTCTCTTTACAAGTCTCTTTCCTCTCTTATTATCTTCATCTGGCAAATATGTGTAAAACTTTCCATCTTTTCCTTGCCAAATGCTGTAAGTGTGTTTTTCAATAAATTTTTTCCTTTCGTTCATTTCAATTTTTTTCTGAATGGTGTCTATGTTGATAATACCATTTTCGATGGCAATATTCAACAACTCACTATTTGAAAGATTTCCCGTTTAACTCACCTTCTAACTTTTTTACTTTCTGTTTAATATCAAAAATTCTTCTTTCCACTGTTCTTGTTGATACGCATAGTCTCATGGCTATTTCTTTTGAAATAAGTCCACGGGCAAGAAGATAAAATATTTCTTCTTCCTGCTCCGTGAAATTGGCGTTTTCAATAATTGTTTCAAGCTCTGGCTTAGTCAGTTTTGAAAACTTCATAAGCCACTATCCTCCAATATTTTATTCTTCTCCCTGCCAGATCTTCGGTGTGCCGTCCATCATTGCCACATATTTTCCGTAACTCATCCCGACTTTCCTTGCCTTCTCCAATACATCATTCAGATTGCCGTTGTTGTGCGTCTTTTCTCTCTGCTCTCTACGTTTCTCCCTGTTATATGCGTTTCTACAATCTTTCCCACAGGTAAGTGCTCTGCCGCAGATAGTTTCAAAGGACTTTCCACAGATGATGCACTTTTTGGTGTACACTTTATCGTTGAGCATTTTGCTTTCCTCTCTTTCTGACATTTACTATGTCACTGCATCCGGCAATCAGGAGTGTTGCGGTTATAAGGGCTGTTATAAGTTTCTTTCGCACTGCATTAGTCCTCCGTATTTTCCTCATATTCCTCTTTGCTGATGGTCCTGATGCATTCCTCACTCACGCCTAAACTTTTCGCCATGTTTGCAATGGCTCTTTTCACATAGTCGTATGCACTTTCTTCAAAAATCCTTGGCTTTTCTTCTGTGACTGTAAAACCTATATTCTGCTCTGTATATCCAACGGAACCCTCTCCGCCAAACATTTCTGAATCCTTAATTTCAAAGTATAATGATATTCTGATTTTCATTTCATTCATTGTTTTTCCTCATCTTCTGCTGTCTGTATCATGGTAGCACCTCCGAAAAATTAAGTTTCATCTGTGGATCCGGCTCATAGTTCATCCACACCGTTTCCATCCGCGGCTTTCCGTGCTCCGCACAGCTTGAAAACTGTTTTTTCTCCCATCCGTTCAGATAGTCGTTATACATTTTTGACTCGTAACCAGAAATCATAATCTTTGCTTTACTCTGCAGTAACGCTTTTAATAATTCCTCGTGATCCGCATCCGTCATCTCATGTTTATATTGTTTTCCTGCTCTGGTACCCAAAACATACGGAGGATCAATGTACATAAAAACATTGCTGTAATTAAATCTCTCGATTACTTTCAACGCCGGGCGGTTCTCGATCTGTACCATGCGCAACCGTTCCGCTATGTCAATGATCCATTCCGGCAGACGGTACCAGTTCCATAATGCATAAGCTCTTTCTCTGCCCTGTACATCATTTTTCCATCCTACCTTGCTGCCATTGGTGCGGAACCCGTGCCCTTGCCAGCACTGAACCAGAAATCGCAATGCTTTATGGTACGGTTCATCCGGCATCATCAACTCCCATGCATCCAGCTTATATGTATCCTCATATTTTTCACGGCTGAATGGTGTAGTCATTACCATTCTGGACAGACGTTCCGCATCCTCCTGTATACACCGGAAAAGATTCACAACATCATGATCCAGATCATTGATCGTTTCGATATCAGAGACCGGCTTATTAAATAACACGGCCCCGCTGCCGAAGAACGGCTCTACATAACTATGATGTTCCGGTGCCAGTTCCACCAATCGGGGAGCAATATTCCACTTACTTCCCGGATATTTCAATACTGTTCTCATTTTCTTTAAAAGGAACCCGATATATCGTTGCCCCGGCCGGAGGTTCGGCTCCTTTCTGATATTCCATGCACATATCTACAATAGCGCATTTTGAATTTGTTTATGTTGCGTTTTATACAACAAATTCATCGTTTTATTGCTTTTAAATCATCCAATCTAATGGCAAACCTCTCACTCCTTTTTTATTTCAAAATTTCATCTAAGCAGGCATTCCAACCTACGCTCTTTGCATCTGTCCAAAAGTTACTTATGTAGTGATTTTTGTTATGATTAATTTCTCTTTTCTCCGGCAGTTCCCGGAGCGGACACCAATCCGGCTTTGCTCCGTCTGGCAGAAGTTTTCCTACCGCACAACACAGATATTCGTCATCCTCCGTCTCGTAGCATAATGTACATTTCTGACATACCTGCTCCGGCATTTCCATTACCAATACTGCTTTAGGCATATTCACACTCCTTCCGGTTTCTCGCACCGCTCAAATTCGATCACCCATACATAAGGATTTGCATCCCATCCGTAGCGGTCAAGGTCGGATTTCTTGATGGTTGATTCCCACAGCCAAGCAAATTGCTCCTTTGCAATCCCGTACTCTGGGTCTACTTCTGTTCCATAATTTTTTTCACCGTATCCGATATCATCATAGAAAAGGTTTCCAACACCTTCGCTTTCTGCCCCCTTTGGTGTTATATCATGCAATCGCTCCACTCTCACATCCGTAACCTTCAGCCAGATACGTGCCGCTCCTTTCGGCATATGGATGGATGGGTGCCATACAAAACCAGCGAAATTAAGGCTGTCTAATCTGTATATGTCACAATCAGCCTTGTACATTGTCAGTCCTGCATAATCCATCCATGTTTCCCGGACATACAGGATATCGCCCGACTCGCAAGGCAACTTAAAAAATTTCTCTCCATACCCATCTGCAAATGTACCTCTACACGATATGTACCCTTTAGGTGTAAAAGCGGTATATCCCCATACTGCATCATCAGGAATAAAGCCTTTTACAATTCTTCTCGTTGCATCTTTTCTCCCATCCAGAATCGCCCGAACCATTTTTGTGTTAAATAATATTGGTTTAATTGCCATCTACACCACCTACTTTCTCAAAATAAAATGTAATTGGTTGCTTATTGGGAATTACTAAACCAAAGCGAACCGCATTTTTATAAGTTACGCTATCCCGCATCAAGGTATCTGGCATTGCTTCAACCATCTTTCGGAATCCCTCAAGAGTAGAACGGCTTTTATAATGATTGCAACTCCGGCAGGCAGGGAGCATATTATCCATCGTGTCCGTTCCCTGTTCGCTCCAACCGTTTAAAGGAATAACATGGTCTACTTGCATATCCTTGTACTCTAATTCACACCCACAGTAAGCGCAATGACCGTTGTATTTTGCATATACTTGTTTTCTAACAGATTTAGGAATCGGTTTTCGCATCTACTCCACCGCCTTTCACAATCTCGATTGCGTGCTCATAACTTCTTGCTTTCTCTTTTCCCAAATTCCTGTTATATGCATTCTCCCAAAACTTTCTCTCATTTTCCAACTGCTCCACAATCTTGTCCGGGTCATAGGCGGTCGGCTGTTCATTTATAATTCTGATATCACGGAAAAGTAAAACTTCCTCTCTGCTTGTTTTTGCGTGATATTCATGACTTTTTTCTAGTCGTTTTACCAATGCATCCGCATCAATCAGTCTCATTGTTTGCCCTCCTGTTCCAATCTGTAGTTGCTTTTGTTCGCTCGTCTTTTCCTGTTCTGATTCCACCGTCCTGATCCATATACATCTCACATTCATAGCTTTTTGGAAGTTCTGTTCCGCATTTCATACATTTGATTTTGAACATTACTCCAACATCCGAATGTGATGACTTATTTACAATGGTAAAGAACATTGCTTTTCCGCCGCAGAACGGGCATGGTTTAAGTTCTTTGTTCATTCTTCATTCCCCCAATCAATCATTTGACCGCAACTCGGGCAATATGTGGGACTAGCACTTTTAAAACATCTTGGGCATGATGGACAAATCATTGCGTTTCCCATAATTCTCGGTCGCTTCGCTGTCTGTTTCCCCATCGCCGCCCGGCACTCTTCTGTCGTGCTGATTGCACGGTACTGCTGAACTTCTTCCAGTGCCTTGATCGCTTCCTCAAAAGCTCTAAGTGTACTGCTTTTACTTTCCCAGCCCATTTCCTGCTTGATTATTTTTATTGCCTTGCTCTCATTCATGACTACACCTCCAACAGTTCCGGATTGTCAATTGTATTGCCGATCACCTCCATACAATCCTGATAATCGTAAATATGTTCCTCTTCAAATCTTCCATCTTCAAGCAATACATCAAAGTAAAAACCTGCTTCGCTTTCATTCCAACTAATGTAGCCACAGCATTCTGCATCCATGCAATTTGCAATGTCATTCTCCCAAATCAGCTTGCCGTTCTTATCATTAAGTCCGGTGCACTGGCAGACGGTAGATTGGTCTACTTCATAGTTCTTTATCAAATGCTGTGGTACATAATTCTGGATAATGTAAACTCCATCATCTGTTCGAATTAAATTTCCGAATATCCATTCACCGTTATCAATCCGCTTTCCACGGGATAAAAATCTATTCTCCATCGCGTTCCACCTTTTTTCCTTTACAAACTCCTATGTGTTCATGCACGGAGAAAGAAATACTTCCGGTCTGTTTCATGTAAGCCAATTTTTCTCCGGTCAACTCACATTTATGTTTACGTTCATTCAAATACTGACATCTTCCATCACAATACATCGCTTTCCCCCTCCATTTCTTTCAGCTTGGCTTCGGCTTCCTCGTATGTAAGAAAAACAGTTTTACCTATCTCACTTACCGGAAACTCTGGCGTATCTTCACCATATCCGCCCCAGAGTTCTGAATGGTTTGAATGATAAGAAGCTCGGATATACAACACATCATCCTCATATTCAAAACCATACACTTTTCTCACATCAATGATGTCTTCCGGTGTCTCCCCGGCTCCTAATCTGTCCTCTACACATTCACGATAAAACTCGTAGAGCTTGTCTCCTTTGTTGCATGGGAAAATAATCATTCTTCCCTGCTCCTCAGCATCCTCGTAGTCTTTGAGTTTCCGATATACGGCATCTATTTCCTCGCAATCCGGTTCACATGCCCTTTCCCATAGTTCATCATCAATCCACAATGGATTTCTCTCCGTTAATCTCTCCATGCTATCCCTCACTTTCTGCCTTAAGCCATTGTTCCACCTCTGTAACAGAACACATTGCTACACCGCCCTCAATGGTCTTTACACTACCCTGCTCATATGTTTCGATTGAGCAAAGGAAATCTAAAAGTTCCTCGTCCGTCATGCTCCGGATCCGGTCTGCATTGGTCTGCGGTCTGCATTCTTTCACAATCTCAAAGCACTCACCTTTCCAAGCTAAAACATTTTCTAGCTTATAGGAACTGTAGCCAACATGATAATAGTCCTCTCCGATTTCCTTGTACTTAATTTCGTAATATGGCTTTTTTCCTATCATTGTTACGATAATATCTAAGCAGGAAACTTTAATGCGTTCCGTTTTGCTATCCCGTGCCGCAGTTCTTATACACTCAATCATGACTTTCCTCGCTTTCTGCCAGCTTGGCATACATCCAACTAGATACAATTTCTCCGCTCCATGACGTTGCGCCGTTCGCCCAAGTGTACACCATTCCGTTTTCATATTTTGCAAAATATCTCTTTTTCCATTCTGACTCAGCAGCATCTTTTCGATCTGTTACCAACACTGGTGTATCGACCGGAACTTTACTCCAATCAACCGGCGGTTCAATCGGTTCGACATATTCGCTGTTCGCCCATTTTCTCGTCTTTATTTCACAATCTCTTATTGTGCCGCCATTAAAATTACACTCGTTGCACTGTGTTTCTCTGCAATTTTCCAGCTTTCCATTAACGACGGCAATGTTCCCCCCATTGCACGCGATTTCAATAATCTCTTTTGCATACTTCTCTTTATTCAGCATCTTTCTTCTCCTTCCCGTACCGCAACTGATACGGTACTTCCTTAAAATCTCTCAATGCATCCGGGTTTGGATGCTTCGGTATTCTCGTCTGACGGTTTTCCATCTCTGCTATGATTCTGCGTCTCTCTTTGCTTTTTCTGTGCAATTTATACCTCCGTCATTTTCCAAGATTGTTCACAAGCTGTTCTGACCTCGTATAAGCCTTATCCAACAGTTCCAAGTATTCACTAAAGGAAATCTGTGCCTTTTCAGATAACTCCCTCGGATAACGCTCTAACAAAGCCTTAATGCACTGTTTCATGTCTCCAAAATATCCGATTGTTCGAACGCTTTCTTTTTCATTGCCGTCCTTATCCTGTCCGGCATATCTCTGTCTCAGGGTGTGATTCAGAGAATCAATCTCCACAAAATATCCATCCTGCAGTTCCACAGCTAACTTGTCCATCAACCAATCCTCCTATATTTCATACGTCTTTCCGATAAACCGCTTATCAATGTACTTACATTCCCATTCCAGTACACTTGCGATCCCTGTCATGGTTTCATATCCGGTAGCAAGGCAGTTAATCAAATATCTGATTCTCTCATAAACCTGTCTGATCTGATTTCCCGAAAATTTAAACTGCGTTTTAAGGCAGACACCCAACATAGCAAAATAATTAAATACCTGTGCCAGTAAAAACTTATTTGCCTGTATCATGCAGTTCGGTGCAATCTTTCTCTCTACCAGATAAAAGCTCTCACGATACGGAATCTTATTTGTTTCCTCTCGCACGTCAATCTTGCATTTATCTTTCAAATAAAAACCAAGTTCCTCGCCTGTCGTTCCATCCTTTGCATTCTCCACATATGCATCAATAGTCTGCTCAACCTTTATGATTCTTTTGTGTCCGAATCCGAACTTATCATGCAGTGCCTGATATGCCATCATGCGGACGTTATAATAGGATTCCTCTATCAGATAATCCGCATTGCTTTGTGCCTTGGCGTGTCTCTGTATTCCGATCAGTTCACTCTTGGAATATCCAAGTGGCTGCATCCGCTTTTTCTTTCTTGCCAGCGCATTACTCATTTGTTCTTCCATCTCCTCTCTACATCCTCAAAATGGCTAAATACAAGACTTTGAACATATTTTGATATATTTGTCCGTGCATATTTTTTAATTAGCATTTCCCCTGCTTCCATCATTCCTTGGAACCACTCATCTTCGTTATCAGCTTCATAAAACTGCTGCCGGAATTTATAATAGTCATTAAAAAACTGCCATTCTTCGGAACCTTTTTCAAATTTCTTACTTGCCATAATCATTCACCTTTTAATCAAATGGTGTGATGCCACATACTTCTCGGAAACCGTCTTTCTGTCGCATCCGTGCTTGAATCTGTTCAATGGTTTCGGTTCGCTCGATGAATCTCATGTGATCGCCGTCAAATTGGAGAACTTCTTTTAAATGCGTTCCCTGCCTTTGTTTTTCAATTTTCCATCCCTTATATTTACCATCTTCATCAAGATTCCATAACAAGATAATGTTTGATGCATCCTGCTCAACGTCTCCGGATTCTCTCAATTCTGCCATGGTTGGCTCTTTTGTTTCTCTCATCTCTGATATTCGATTAAGCTGAGACAGTACGATAATTGGCACATGCAGTTCCATAGCCAAGGCTTTGATAGCTTTTGAAATATCTCCGACCTCGGATGCACGGTTACCGAATCTTCGATCAGCCTTGATTAACTGCAAGTAGTCAATCACGATCACATCATATCTTTGGTGCCTGCATTCTGCCCGGATTTCACTTACCGACTTCGCGCCGGTTGAAATAGTGATGCTATACCCGGAAAGTGTTTCATTCGCCTTGTCGAATGCTTCTTTCTCCCCACCAAGAAAAGCCTTTGCCCGGCGAACCCTTGTTAGACCGATTTCAGACATTCGAGAAACGAAACGCTCATACACCTGTGATTCGTTCATTTCAAGGTTATAGTAGCCAATGTTGTAATCCTTTTCTGCCATCTGCCCGATCATTTGCGTAACGATTGCAGATTTTCCAACTCCCGGTCTTGCGCCAATTACAGTAACGTCTCCGCCTTCCAAGCCGCCAAGGCAATCATCTGTTCGATAAAATCCAGTTTTTATCAATCCCTCGCCTACATGCTCATTGAAATAATTCCCTTTATTTTCTGCAACAATCTGCTTCATAGTTTTTGAGTGAACGGTTTTGTTTTCTTGGATTTCTTCGAGTTTCGTGAGAACTTCAGCTATAGAATTGTCAATATCACACGGTCTAAGGCTCACTCTCTGGAAAAGGCTTTTCGTTTCCCTTGCCCGCCAATCCTTAATGACTGCATCCGCATAACTTTTTATTGCCGTTGAGACTGGGGTAACAGATATGCATTCTTTCAATTCGCTTACAATTATTTCCGGCTCCCATTTGTGGTTTTCAAGTGTCTGAGACAGTGAAACGACATTAATATTTTCTCCGCGATCATACATGGCAAGCATTTCAGCAAAAGCATCTTGGCAAAATTCCGTACTAAACATTTCCGGCTTTAATTTGTTATAAACCTTGTACATGGAATCATTGTCAATCAATACACATCCGATCACTCCAATTTCTGCTTCCGTCAACTGCTCTCACCTCGCTTTCGTTTCTCAACTTGACGAATCCAGTAATCGCAATCCTCTTTCAGCCAATCACCATATTTCGGAATATAACGATAATTTGTATCATCTGGATTCTTCTCTATATAGTCAGTAACATATGCCACTGTAGCCTCATATATCAGCTTTGCAACGGCTTTTCTGTTCGGTTCGATAACTTCTAAAAGCTTGTCCATCCATGCTACCTTGGCAGACGTTAACGACGTTTTCTTTGGATATGCATTGATCGTGTATTCCCATCCCCATTCCGCGTCAAAGTCCAAATCAGATGCAGGCACGCTTTCTTTTGTATTTTCTTTCTCTATCTCTATATCTGTATCTATATCTTTCTCTATATCTATCTCTACATTGCAATTTTGTTGCAAAATGTTGCACTCCGTTGCTCCACTGTTGCATTGCAACGCTTTTTGTGCATTTTCCCTAGATTTACGACTTCTACGAGTGCTTGCCGTCTCGCTTCCTAGGTTATCTTGCACAAATGGCAACTTGTACTCAATGGAATCTGATGTTTCAAGCAATCCGCAGGAAAGAAGATACTGAATCGTTACTTGAACATTGATTTCGTCCTCGTCAATATCAAGGGCGATCTCTTTGTAAAATTCATCTTCCAATCCGGAATATTCCAGATAGCCACCTTTTTTCAACGACAACAACTGCATCTTAAGATAGATGATCGTATATGTATCGCCACCAGCCATCTTTCGGAGTTTTTTGATTCGTTTGCTATCAAAGAAATCATCCATCAGTTTAAGCCAGTAATACCGCTTATTCTCCGCCATTTTCACTACCTCCAAGCAATTCAATAACCTTTGCCCCAGCATCTTCCGGGCGACAAAATACGAACTCAACGCCATACTTAAGTTGCATTGTCAACATAGCTTTTGCCAATACCTTGCCAGATGTCGGCTTTGTTTTCGGTAGCGGTACATTCAGCAATTTTCCAAGCGTGTGCATATATGCAATATTGTTATACCGGTCCACTCGAGGATTATGCCATGTAGATACATCATTGACGGAATACACCTTGTCTGTATTTTCAATAAGCACATATAACTTAATTCCGTTGTTCTGCGCCAAAATACACTCGTCACGGAATCTCGGATGTGCTCTTCCACAGATGTTCCCAGCAATTTCCTGCATGTCTTTTTTCGTGTCAACGGAAACATCATATGTGCCAAGAAAATCCATCTTTTTAAGTTCCATTTTTCTATCTGATTTTCTACGGATAACATCCGCTACCTTGTCTGTGGCAATTATGTAATCTCCAACCGGCAATGGTGCACGCAAGACTTCCATATCGTGGCTTTTAAAATATCTATTCTTAAGGATATGTAAGCCCTCTTTCTGTCCTTTATCCTCAATTATTAACACGTATTCTCCTTTCTGGCGGTCACTTTTAGCAACCGCCAAAGGTATCTCATGGCTTTCAATTTAGTTTTGTGATATATTAAATTCCATACCAAAGTCAGATACCGCATAAACTGGTTTCTTTTATGCTTTCACATTGGTGTTTCAACCTATCAAAACGGGCAAAGGTTCATATCAACCTCTAATCCTTTTTCTGCAATATAAACATTTGCTCCATATTTAACTGTTTCTTCTGTCCTTTGTTTGAATAGTGCGGGATCTCCGCTTTTATCTGATAAGTGTATTAGAACGACATTTCGCAATGCCGGATTATCGTTAGTAGAAATAAAGTCAAGTGCCGTTGGTAAGCTCATATGACCTCTTAATCTGTGTTCGTAATTTGGCTCTTCTCGGTTCACAAACTGCATATCATAGTTGGCTTCCACCATGATGTGATTAACACCATTAAATCTCCATCTGACGTATTCCGTGTCTGTTGCATACACAAGGCTTCCCATCTCTGGATGCGTAATGTAAAACCCAACGCACGGGCACTCTGAACCGTCTCCGTTGTTATGTAGCCATCTTCCAGATTTATCACGGTTTTCAAATGCCCTTATGTCAAAATTTCCTTTTCTAAAACGCATTTCAGAATATTTTATCGGCGGTCTGCATGGTTCAAAAACAGGAATGCCAGCTTGCACATATTGTAAGCTATAAAGACTATGGTCAATATGGAAATGGGTAGTAATCACAGCCTTAATTTTCATCACATTGAAATCCAGTGCTTTCTTGACTTCCATAAAAGGCAACCCGGCTTCGATTATCAAAGCTTCCTTGTCATTCTCCAGCATGTAGCAATTACCGGATGAACCAGAACCTAATGTTTTAAGTTTCATACCTCTTTCACCTCAATTTTCAAATATGTGTTTATTATCGATTATCCAAGGATGTTTCGTGTAGTCTATATGGCTTGCCGCATTTGCAACTGTTTTCCGTAGCATCTTTAAATGTTCCTCACAATGCTTTCTTCCAGATACCGCCGGTCTACCACAGATTATGCACAATCCTTTATCCTCCCGGTACTCCCTTTGGCTTGTGGACTTCTCGCACGAACGCCTCTTTGCCAAACACCTGTTGCATAAAACAGTTCCGCATACTGCATTACGTTTTCCACACTTCACGCATATTCCACTGGACTTATTCATGTAATATCTGGTACGGACTCTTTCTTTCCGTGCTTCTGCCTGTTCCGGTGTTTCCCTTGCAAGTCTCTTAGCTTCTACCTTCGCTTTCTTCTCCCGGCACTCAGCGCACATTTTGTACTGCGTTCCCAATATGCCTTTGTGACATCTGGAGCATATACCAAGAGATACATAAGGGTCTTCCGCTTTTTCTCTCATTCGGCATCCTCCAAAAACCATATTCCTTCCGGTTTTAAAAAGTTGCCCTGAACAATGTTCTTTCTGAATATACTTTCTGCTGTCGGTGCAAGATCCGTAAGTCTCTGTATGCTCTCTTCTATGTTGTCTGCCAGAATATCAATGCCGAATAATGTCTCTGCAGCTTCCGTTTCAGTCATTCCTATTGACAGTTTCCGTTTCAAGATTTCCACAAGGAAATTTCCAGTACCACACGCAGGCTCCAACACTGTTCCTCTCCAACACTCTGCACCACCATTTTCATCTTCCAACATATTGCACATCTTTTGTACCATCCAGCCCGGCGTATAAACTTCTCCAAACTTTTTGACGCGTTCTCGGCTTTTTGTAATTTTTTCTTTCTGCCTATTTTCCATTTCTGTGATAAAACTCACTCCTCACATCAATAATCTGTCTTGTCTGTCCCAACAATGCCCGATTATGCTTTGCCCTCTGCTCATTGTCACAGATAAATTGCTTGCAAATTTCTGGTCGAACCGGATAGATTCTGCATTTCTCGCAACTCTTATCCGTATCAAGAAAAGGGCATGTCATATCATACGTTCTATTCGCAGTGGGAAGAAGATGTTTGCACTCTTTGATATGGTTCTTACGAATATATCTGCGAATGGTATCTACTTCTTTTCTGCTCATTGGTAAAAGATTGGAACAGCAGTTACCGCATTGGCTACATTTCCCATCTTTGCAAAAGTTGTAAATGTTATCTTCCATTCCTTTCTGTACGGATTCTAAAAATGATATAACTTCCATAGGCTACTCCAATTCTTCCTCTGCCGGGAACTGAAAAATTTTTAAATAATTTGTACTTGTATATTCCATGTACTTGTTTCTAAGCATTTCCATAGCTTTCTTGGCTTTTTCTTTGGAACTGTATCCAGCCATTTTTGTTCCCATTGCTGTCGAAGAGTTGCGGCAAAAGATAGCTGCGTGTTCAACATTCTCATATTTCCCGACTGCCATGCTCAAAGAACTGATTTCATAAGGCACATCAATTGTGCCATCCTGTGATATAATTCTCATGCAGCTACCTCTAATCTTTCATAAAGTCCGGTACGTTCTCGTCATTCTCAACGACTTCTCCGGCTACTTTCTCCGGCTCAACTACTTCACTCCAGGTCTCAATAGCTTCGGATTCAGCTACAACAAATGGCTCTGAATTGGCATTTTCGGAAATATCACGCTTGACCTGTTCCTGCAAATCTTCCATCGGATATTCCTTGAAATCGTTGTCCTGCATTTCCTCTTTCGTATATAATCCCATTGTCAGCTCCGGGCAATTCAGACTGGAGAAGAAAGATGCGGCTCTGTAACGAAGCATTAACTGTGGCATGGTTTTCCACTTACTACCGTTCTTACTAAGCCATCCCTCGGCTTTAGCCATTTCCATGTCCACGGTCATTCCCTCAACTCTACGACCATTTTTCGTAGTCCAAGCAAGGCACGAATAAGGCTTGCCATCTTTATCTCTAGTTTCCTCAAACTGTAATTCCATATCGAATTTGCCGGAATTATTGATTGCCGCAATCAGAAACTTTGAACTCCAAGACGGTCTACCCTGAATCACATACAGATTCTGCATAACCATCAGTGGGCTTACTCGCAGTCTCTGCGCCTGCTCAATAGCAATCAGACAGTTTGCATCGTTCTTCTGGAATGTTGCCGGAACGATAGTTGAACTCGCCAACGCCTTTGCCATCTGCATAGCCATAATGAAATTATCTGATGTTCCAAAAATTCCAAGGCTATAGTCTGTAACCTTGTTGTTGCTGTGTGCAACCTCTGTCTTTTCCTCTTTCTTTTCCTCTGCCTTTGCTACTGCTGTGTTCTCTGCCATAATTATTTTTCCTCGCTTTCTTTCCTTATTGCTTTTTTAAATGCTCCATTTTTAAGAAATTTCAAAACAAGATTGAGTTGCATATTCTTGAAAACCTCTATGTGCTTTGTACTGTGATACCACATTACCCATTCCTGTTTCAAAAGTTCCTCAATGCTTGTAATCTGCTCACCCTCTGCGAATTTTCGCTGACTTAAAAGGTATTCCCTGTGTTTTTGAATGTTCTCGCATTTTGCGCACTCTTCGGAAGAATACCTTGAACAATGCTTTCCATTAAGGTTTACAGACAATGCACAATATCTACATGGATTAACTCTCATCGTCACCACCGCTTTCCGGTTCTTCACACTTCTTCACAACTGCCACCTTATCAGCACCGTAGGTTTCTACCCACTTCATATCCACGGTTTCATCCGTAACTGTCAGCTTCGCACATTTGGCATTTACAACGGTATCTCCGGCTTTTACGGAATCCTCGGTGCTGTATGTATAACTCCTGGTGCTGTTTGGAAATTTTGCTTTGATATACTGCATTTATCAATTAACCACCTTTCTATTCTTAACCTTTATGGCAATTTCTTCTGGTGTTAAACCTTTCTTCCGCAATATGTATATCCACTGCGGCGTACACCCTAAAAATTTTGCAAACCCAGATTGCGTATATGTATTTCCACCATACGAAATCATTACATTTGTTTTCTGGCTTCCCTTTTCTTTTCTGATCGCATCTTCAAATGAATACCCAAGATCATATATGCGGCTCTCTAAAGTTACACGATTTATCCCAAAACGCTTTGCCCAATCAGACATGCATAATGTCTCGCCGTTATATGTGACCATTACGTTTGTGCATTTATTCTTTTGCTGTTCTTGAATCGTTATCCATCTGCAATTTGACGGCTCATAATTTCCATTTGAATCAATACGATCAATAGTTAAATTATCCGCATAACCATTTTCTAACGACCATGATTCAAAATTTTCATAAGTGCACCATTCAGAACATACCAGAATCCCTTTATCGTAATACGACTTTGCGTCTTTTCGGTTAGCATTCCTGCAACGATCAATCATGTTGTACCAAATGCTAAAAATACGTTTGTTTTTGATCGTATATTTACGTTTCAAACATCCGCAGGATTTTGTATGTCCGTCTACAAGATGCCAATAATTTTTATATGTAACGTTCCCACAATCGCATTTACATTTCCAAAACGGATGACCGTCTTTCATATACGAAAATTCGAGAGCCGTCAGCTTGCCATACCTATTTCCGGATATATTATTCATTAGAAACAACCAACTCCTTGTCCTCGGACACATACAAGCAAATCATCTGACTTTCCATATCTGGTAAATTGCCGCTTGACACCGCTTCGCAATTATCTACGAAAATCGGCACGCTCACACCGTACAATTCGCTTAACGAGCGGATAATATCAAGTCCGGCTACAATTCTGTGACCACTGTTCAAAGTCGAATACGGAACGCCATTTACAGTACACTCGCAACAATCTTTCATACCGCCATTTAATTGCATTTCGAAGAGTTTGAAATTAACTGTCTTGAAATGGCTATTGATAGATTCAGAAACCTTATCCAGTTTGAAACGAATGAACTCTTCTAAGAGGTAAAGCATCTGTTCCTGGTCGGCAACTTTCTGCCCGATTTCTTTCTGCTCGTCACGAAGCGTTTCGATACGATCATCAATCGCCACATTGTTAGCCGCCTGCGCAATAACCTTGTTCACCTCTTCAAGCTGACTCTGCAGATCGGCTTTCTCGGCTTTTAAATCAGTAACAACCTTGTCTGCGCCCTCGGATTCAACCTTTGCAATATCAGCAAGAATCTTGTCATGCTCTGTTTTCAGCTTCACATACTCTTCATTCTGCGAATAATCAGCTTCTGCCGGGATCTCGGATAACTGCTTTGCATAATCATTCTGCTTTGCAAGTGCCTTGGATTCCTGCTCTTTGAGTGCCACAATGTCTTCCTGCAACTTGGCGTTTTCCTTTGTCAATCGCTCAATATCAGCCTTGCAAGCGTTGCCCTTGTCAATCAGACCTTTAAGTTTTGCGCCCTTTGCATCATCAAATGCTTTGCGTGCATCCTCTAACTGCTTGGTGGCACGTGCCTTGGCATCTGCCTTTTTCTGCTCAAAATCAGCCTTAAGAGACTCAATCTTATCCTGCGGCAACTTCTGACCACATAAGGAACAAACCGTTGTAGATTCATCAAATTTCCACTTGGATTCGTCAAAGAGATATGGCATTTCATCAAATGCCTTGGAAAATTCTGCATTGTATTCAACACCAAGATTTTTCCGCTCTGCATCTGTATCGGAAATTGTCTTCTCATTTGCCTTGATCTGATTTTCCGCAGACTGAATCTGATTATGTAAGTCATTGAACTCTCGTGTTGCATCATCCTTGGCACTGTCAAGACCTCTACGTTTTGCGGAAAGTTCGTCATTCATGACCTGCATAATGCCGGACATATCAAATTGCAACTGCATTTCCTTGCTTCTCAAATCGCCTAACGTGCTACCGGCATTCTCCATTTTCTTGTCACATTCAGCGATTCTTCTTACCAGATCTACCTTTGCAAGTTCCTGCTCTGCCACGTCAACATCAACCTTGGATTTCTCGGCTTCATCAATACGTACCGGAATCTCTGACTGTTTCTTTTTCCACTCTGTAAGAGCTTTCTGAAATTTTGCACGAATATCATCCGTGGACGGTGCTTTCTCCAACTCGCCGAGTAATTGGGCATACTTAGCATCTGTCTGCGCCAGTTCAACATCCGATACATCCGTTACAAGGCGCATCAGAATATCCCGCTGCTCTTTCCATTTCATGGAAGAGAAATACTGCGGATTGGCCAGCATCTTGAACATATCCTCGCTCTGTGCCAGACTGGAAATATATTCTTTGAAATCAGCTTCACTTTTTGGATAACCGTCAATCTCAAATGAATTGACATTTCCCTGCAATGCAACAGTATCAGTACCACGTTTCTTAACCCAATTCTGCTTCTGAACCTTTGAAAGTTCCACTTCTTTCCCATCAACGTCAATAACTCCCACAACCTTAATTTCTACATTATCAATGCGGTTTCCGTCCTTATCTAATGGTCGAACATTAAACTTTTCCTCTCCGGCACTGTTTTTATTGAAAAGCAGCCATGTAAACGCATCGAAGATTGTTGTCTTTCCTGCGGCGTTCTGTCCTTTAATACTTGTCTTATTAGAGAAATTCACATCAAGGCTCTTAATTCCCTTGAAATTCTCCATATGTAATGATCTAATTTTCAGTTTCATTTTCCTTCTCCTTCCACTCTTTATATTTTTTAAGTGCCTCTTCAAAGCATGCTTCATCGTCAATATATCCAAGAGCTGACTCTATAATTTTTGAATTAATAGTTGTTCCCTTTTTCCCCATCAGCTCAATGTCTCTTTGGTGCTCATTTGCAATAATGGCACATGCTGTATGAACTTTCGTCCTGCATGCAACCAGATCTGCATATTCTTCAACGGAAATTGTAACGGTATTTTCTGCCATCTTAATTTTCCTCCTCTAATACATTGATTTTGCTTACAGACACCTCGTATGCTGTTCTCTGTTCTTCTGTTCCATCTTCATATTTCTTAATATATCCGCGGCTCTGAATGCGTCCATTGATCTCAATATGAGTTCCTACTTCCAACTGACCAACAAATCTTGCATTTCTACCCCAAACAACACATGGGATATAATCTGATTTTCCGTAGGAACGATTGACTGCGATTAATAAATCTGCAATTTCTCTTCCAAGCGGAGTTTTCCTGTAAATCGGTTCTTTGCATACATATCCGTCAAGCTGGATTTTGTTCAAATCTGTATGCTCTCCCGGATTCGCTTTTTCAATTTCACAGACGAATACATATAATAACAGACAATTTCTCTTTTCCTCGTGTTTGTTATAAGAACGATACACACCGGAAACATTAACGGCAGTGCCCGTGTATTTATCGTTCAGATTGATTAATCTCTCTGAAATAATTAATGGGATAATATCAGCCGTCCCGCTTAATCTATCCACTTTGAGGTACATATTATAAAATCCCTCTCCAAACACCTCATGGTTAAATTCCGGCTCTGAGATAATCGTTCCTGTAAGTTCCACTTTATTGTTTTCTGCTCTCATATTTGAATTTCTCCTTTTCTTATGCTAAAATAGGCGCAAATAGCTTATGCTATTGCTTTGATTGGGAATCATTCAGCTTTGGTCGGTTCGGATGATTCCTTTTCTTTTTCATAACTTCTTTATAATAAGGAAGTTTCTCTTTATCTTCGTTGCTGTCGCATATATAAATAATTCCATCGTCTGTTTCTTCATCTTTAAAAACATGATCCTCGACTATTTCTTCTGCTTCCTGCCAGTCTCCATCCACTTTGCATCCTATGTAGATCAGTAATAATCCACCTAACACAGGAATAGCTACCATCGGATTTACTGTTGCATCTGCGCTGATTCCAAGAAAAAAGAGTAACGCACCGGCTAATTCAATTACCTTTGCTAACTTCTTCATAGACACATCACTCCTACCACTTATAGGAACCATTGGCAATCTCATCACCATACAAGGAAACAAAATCTGTTATTAATGCGATAAACTCTGAATTTGTCGGTTTTCCTTTTTCCACTGAAACCGTATAGCCAAAAATTTTGTTGATCGCATTTGTATTGCCATTTGTCCAAGTAACTTCTATCGCGTGCCGGATTGATCTTTCTACTCTCCAGACTGTATCGCTGTTTTCTTCTGCGATTTCAGTATAGAGTCCTTTAATAATGCTGATAAGTTTACTTCTGTTTTCAAGACATTTCTCAACCGCACTTATTATGTAACCGTAACCCTTAAGGCTATGTTTTACGCCGATCTGATCTAATGTCTTTCTTAAAGCAATGTTCATTTGTCTATCCATGAATACCTCCTGTTAATCCTTTCCAACTCCGTATCTGATTGCCATTTCCTTCACGATGGCTGTATATCCTTCGATCAACTTCTTGTCCTCTGCAATAATATCCACATAGGATAATTTGTCCCTGGTTGATTTACAGATACCCTCGTCAGCCATTCTCCTGCGCTTGTTAGTCAGCCGCTGCTTCAGATTTACACCCATTCGCTTTGACAACAGTTCGTAGCTTTCGGCTCTTACTTGGCTGTATGCCTGCCCGCCACCAAGTTCCATGCTGATCTTTCTTAAAATATTTCCAGTATCATCACGCCATGATGTTGTATCAAGTGCAACCACTTCTCGGATGCTCTCAACTCTCCGTTCCACATGGTTCAGTTGTTCCGCCTGCCGTTTCTGTTCCAGTTCCATTTTTGCCTGTCCATCAGCAATGGCATAAAACATTTGCATTTGTGGCGAAAGCTGTGAACGGTTGATTGCCATTTCTTTTGCCTTATCCTCAAGCGTTGCAAAATAATCTCTTGCAAGTTCACCTTTATGGTTTTTCTGGGTCATGGATAGCTTTCTAGCAAACTTGGAAGTCAATTTAAAATCTTCTCTCTTTTTAGTTCCAACTCCCGACTCGTACTCAAGTACGAACCGAGTAAAATCAATGTTTTCTTCTGCGAACTCGTTTTCAGTAATGTTTGTCTTGCACCACTTTGAATAATTGCTTGGGTTCAGCTCCAAGAAAGAATATAGCTTGCTTGCTGTAGTCATTCCGTCTTCATCGACACCAAGTGCAATTTCGATTGGTGTCTGCATTTTGGTTGTTTCTAAATTGTTCATTCATTCTTCTCCTTTCCGGATTTTTGCAATAAAAAATCCAACTACCGCTTGATAGTTGGAAAATACTGGTTGTCTCTATTTTGCTTTGTTGATACAATTAATGTACGGCGGCGGCCATCATGAAAGGAACTGTTATCATGAAAATCGTTAGTATACTTATCTCATTATTGGTACAATAATGTAACTCATTTCCTGCCGCCGTCGCATATTAATTGTATCAACTGATTTCCTGTGTTACAAACACATTTAATCCGAAACTCCGACAAATTTCTCAACTATCAATATCTTGTTTTCTATTCTTCTGTTTTTGAGTTCCCAGTCTCTTCTACTGGCTGATTTTTTGAAACGCTTGCTGAACCCTCAACCATGCCAAGAACGTAGCCTTTCTGAAAGTCGTTCATTTTCGGAATGGCTTCTTTGAGTTTTTCAACAACTTTCTTTTCCTGTTCGCTCACCGTATCACTCCTTTCTGCCGAACTTTTAATGTTGTTTTTGTTCGGTATGCGTATAATATATCACGCTTTCAGAACTATGTCAACATGTTTTTGTTTCGTTTGCGAACTTTTTCTATTTACAATTCTGTTTGCGTATGTTATAGTTCTATGTAGAAAGAGAGGTGAGATTATGAATGAGCGAATGAAAGAACTTCGCAAGGCTATGGGAAAAAGCCAAGAAGAATTTGGAAAGATTCTCGGAATAACCAAGTCTGGTGTCTCTGATATTGAATCAGGACGCAGAAACGTAACAGAACAACATATAATCATGTTACGAAATGAAAATGTCAATGAAGATTGGTTACGAACTGGAAACGGCGAAATGTTTATCCCAGAAACCAAAGACGAGCAGATTTCAAAGATGCTCGCAGACGTACTTAAATGTGAAGATTCAGATTTTAAAAAACGTTTGATCGTGGCGTTATCGAAAATGGATGATACCGGATGGAATGCATTGGAAAAATTCATTGATTCAATCACAAGTCAGAAGTAAAGAAAAGCCAAGGGCAATGCGCAAACCCTTGGCTTTCTTTTACTTTAATAGTTCTTTTATAAACGTTAAGATAGCTCTAAGCCACCTCTCATTATCGCAATGAGCGACCAATTCATAAATTTTTTCCTTGTAAAATTCGTTTACGTTTTCATTCTCAACCTCATTTTCCCCCATCTTATTCTCCTCCAATCATTCCGCACTTCCGATAGCGATACACAAATTATAGAACTTATGTTCGATATCGTCAACCCCATTTGACAAATTGCTACAAATTACAAACTCGTTTGTAGTTGAGGGACAAGAAAACGCCTTATCCCGCCCCTCAGCCAGAACTTGAAGTGCCCTTATCGGACAATTTTATTTTACAAATTTTCCCGCAAACATTCAATTTCTTTCGGTCGCAAGTTTCGACAGGTAAATTTCTTATTGTCGCAGAATGTCGATTGATTAGTTTAAATTTTGTTAAAAAATTAATTACTGGTTGAAAATTATGCATCTGCCAGTTATCTGTGATGAATTTTAAGTGCATAATTTTCCTTTCTGCCCGTAGGCTTGTTATTTAAAAGAGCCGGCTACACAACACATGGTCATGTAATCGGCTCTTAGACTTTTGATTTTATTATATTTCTGCAGTTATTTTCTTTTGTGCCAAGTTGTCCTCATTTTTTTTGTAAAACAGCGGTTTAACGAACCATATAAATAATGTAATGCAGGCTCAGACATCAAGTATTTACGGAACCCAGGTAGCCGTTCCAAATAACACGCAGACATTAGTCAATCAATTAGAGGTTAAGGATGATGGGCTATATCTTATCCGTTCTCAATGTACATTTGTTGCCGCCAGTGTTGGTTATCGTGATGTATCAATAAAAGTAACTGACAAAAAAACAAATATGCTCGCAACTCATGGAAATGCAAATACGATTGCTCTACCATCGCCAGTACAAACGTGTCTGCAATGTCAGACTATAAATGCACTTAGCTTACATAGTGGAGACAAAATTGGACTGTATGCAAATCAGAATAGTGGTGCTACCTTAAACGTAAGTGAATCTTATATTTCAATAACCCGTTTAAAATAACTATGAAAATGTGCCAATTTTGATATTATGCCATTTATCGTCACCCATGTTTGCACTTCTATAAGATGCTATGAGGTTGTTACTTGAATCTACAAATATTTGAAGCATTGTTTGGTTAACAGCACCATGAAACAATATCATTTGATTAGAACTATTTTGAATTTGGACTTTTTTCGTTAAACCGCTGTTTAACGCCATAAGCTGTTGCGCTATAGTTTTTAGTGAACCACTTATTCCTTCCAAATAATTGACTGTTTGCCAACCACTACTTTCCTCTACTATGAGCTGATCGTCTTCTGTACCAACGACTGCTAATTCCTGTGAAAGTGGAATACTTACTTTTTTCATCATTTCATCAATAGCTTCTATTGCATACGCTCCAATGTCCACAGGCGTAAGATTAACATTTCCACGTCGGTAAGATGTTTCTTTCGCTCCTTTGATTCCAGTTACAGGTGTCCCCGCCAGCACATCCCACTTGCCATCTGACGTCTTATAGATGTTTGCGCCGGCCGGAACTGTATTCCCGGCTCCCTCTTTAAAATCATCCGTGGTTGTAAATTCGTCTGAAATATTGAACATCCACCCTGTGCTAACATCCGCAAGTGCCGGAAGATCTGCAAATGAAACTGTTCCGTGTGGCTGCAATCCACCTTTAAGTCCTTCTGATACATCTTTTGCCTGCTGATAGTAATACTTGGCATTGTCAGAATCCTCGCCCTCTCTGCTCCCGGTACCACCAACGGCATAACTCTGTGCTTTAGTTGCACTATCTGCTGCAGATTCGGCTTTACCGATGATCTCTGTTGCTTTCTGCGTTGCAATATTGGCTTTATCTGTGGCGGTACTGGCTGACTGACTGGCAGATGCCGCTTCACTTGTGGCTGTGGCTGCAGACTGACTGGCGGATGTCTCACTGACTTTTGCGTTGCTTTCGGATGCCTCTGCCGCCGTAGCTGACTTCGCTGCCGCTGTCTCTGACGCTTTGGCGTTGGCTTCGGACTTTGCCGCTGCCTGCTGGCTTGACTCTGCCTTTGCCACTTCCACTTTGATTTTCGCAAGATAGTTTGGCTCCAAGTGTTTTTCCTCGATGCTACCCTCTTTGACGATGGCAGACACTTTTCCATCCTTATCAATATAAAAAGCTACCGTATCAGAATCAAGGAACTCATACTGTGTAATCAGTGCCGACAGGTCTATGTACTGTTTCGTGCCATCAATCAGAGTCAGGATAATCTGCTGTGTGGTCGGGTTATAAACGAAGTTGATTGCGATTTTCTCCATCTGTGTATCAATCGTAATCTTAGAACCGTTCTTTTTTGTGATCGTAATGATTCCGGTCGATTCCTCAAAGGTCACGTCTGCAACAAGGGTAGCCACTTCTGTTTTCGTGGCTTTTGTGGTATCAAGAGTGATTACACGATCATCAATAACGCCAATAGCTGCGTCCATTTTGTTAAGATTGCTTTCATTAAGCGGTGTTTCATCACTCGGGTAATTCTCCCAATTAATAGCACTATGCGCTTTGTTCATGGTCCTCACTCTCCCTTTCCTTTGCAAGCTTCATCTGCTCCCGTTCGGCTATAACATGTCTGTTTGCTTCTTCCTTAATCTGCTGCAGAATATCCTTAAACACTAGGTACTTAGCTTCGATTGGGACATCCTCACACAAATTTGCATAATTTATAATGTCGTTTTCAAATTCCCGAATTTTTGCATTTATCATAGATTTTCCACCTTTTCCTTTAACTGTTCTATCTCGTCATGCTGCAACTGCACTGTGGCAACCAGATCAGCAATCAGTTCCGTATATTTCAGTCCGTAATACTTTTTCCCATTGCTGTCTGAAAACGTTTTTGGACAAATATTCCACCCTTTTTCCGCTTTTTTCAAAACATCCTGTGCAATAAATCCATGATGGAACCCATCTTTTTCGAAATTATAACGATACGATTTTGCTCTTAAAGAATAAATAAACTCAGATGATTGCTTTTTGCTTAAATCTAAAATTGTGTTTTTTATTCTTTTGTCAGATCCATTAATTACTCCACCTCTGAATCCACCTACTCCGGTATCTCCGTCTAAATGGATCATCATGTGGTCATTATCGTTTGCGCCTTTATGCAATGAAACCTGATTATATTGAACCGTACATTCATGAACAGGACTTTCAAGCGTCCCTTCCACTGTTCGAAATCCATCCGTTCCCATCTGTACAAGTGTTCCACTGCGTTTAAATTCAATAAGGTTTTCTACAGACTCTTCCGCTTGAATATGCATATATCCCCCGGTCATTTCCATAGAACCTTTTAATTCAAGCAGTTTTGCTTTAATTTTGATGCCCTCGGCTGACTGGTTGATTTCTGAAACAACACTATCTCTTGTAACTTTGCTTTCGATCCCCTTTGATGTCTGCGTAATCGCACTGGACATATTGGATGAAAGCTGCTTAAGCGTGGTTATCAATGTCCATTTATATTTACCGCTGTTAATTCCGCCATCCGGATCGCAGCCATACAATTTTCCACTATCCTGATCTAAAAAACTGCGTCCATTATATTTGGATGATGCAGGGTAAGTATCTTGGGGTTTTCCAAAACCATAATAATTAATATCATAGCCATCAATATTCCATGCCTTCAACGAAGCACTGACTTCTGACCGTATCTTAGTTGCGGTCACCTCTATCTCTCCGGACAAATCGCCCTCTGCTTCGCTTGCTCTCGTAACTTCCGCTGTAATCTTGTCCTCATTAATTTTAATAGCTGCTGCAAGTTCAACTTCCTGCCCCTGTGCTCTTTTTACTTCTGCTGTAATACTGCTCGCATTTTGCGTGATTCTCGATGATAAACCATCCGTTGTATTTTTAACTTCTGTGCGAATTTCGGTTGCGGTCTGCGTGATCTGTGACTGCAATCCCTTCTCAACATCAGTTATCGTGCTCTGTGTCTTTTCAATGGTTCGCTCCAACACATTGCTCTTGCCTTTGAGCTTTAAAATACTTTTCTGTATTCCGTTCGCCCCGTTTGTCCGGTACTCTTCCCCATCCGCTTCCAAATCATCACGCAAAGCCTGTATACCTTTCAGGGTTCTTTTCAGAATATAGGACTCAATCAGTTCATATCTGGTCGGCAGCCGCACTGCATCCCCGACCTCAAGACACGGATTTCCTTTGCAGTCCGCTGTAAACGGGCGGTAAACAATCCCTCTGATCTTGGAAAGGATATTTTTTGCAATGCCTTTCAGTTCTTTTGTGCCTTTGCCATATACAAGAAAATTATCCTCGATCACATAGGCATTGTCTCCGGTACCCACAATCACACCGATATCATTCTTCTGCTCCCGGATCTGTAACTTATTGATTGTTTTAACAAGAAAATCTTCATACTCAGCCGTTATATATAAATCCTTCCCGATACGGTTGCTTTTCGGATCTCTTGGATACAAATTATCCGCCGGATAAAGATCATTCCTTGGATATAATCCCTGTATCTCCTGTTCCAGATAAATATAATGAAACTTCCCGTCACGCCCCATGTGCCCCATACAGCCATTGAGCTCACAAATACAGGACAACACTTCCTTGCCGCTCATAGATTCGCCTATGGTGCTCGATTCCTCTGTATCAGAACTTGTCTCACTGGATGGCGTGACTGCAACTGTTTTTTCAATAGACATGCCGTCATTAACCAGTATAATGTCAGCCTGCTCAATCCCGAAGTGCTTAAAAAAGCTGTCCCGGAATTGCTTCATTGTGACCGGATCATAAACTGTAACAGTCGTAGTTTTTCCATCTTTATCTTTCTGCTGCTCTTTATGGGATGGAAAGACAGTGTTATACCATGCTGCCACATCTGCATTTAAAATGTCATAAAGAGCATCATATGCGACAACATCACGGCACGTCCTGTCTGCCGTAGGCGTATCAGAATCAACCTTATATCTCCCGAACTGAAATGGAACATCTGTATGTCCACCAAGAGACATCCTTACTGTCATCCATCTGCCCTTCATTGGCAAAAATGTATTTGACACCGTGAATTTAATCATGGCGGCTTCGCATGATCCAAACGTCAATTCCTGTTCCGAACACAAACTTTCTGTCAATTCGAATTTTTCTTGGTGTAGTTCTGTATTTGTGATATTGATTTTTCCGTCATCAGATACGATGGATAATTGCTTATCGACCGTATCTTTTTTGAACAAGTCGCCATATTTATAATTAACCACCATACACACCCCCTATGAAAGCAAGCCGAACTGAATTGTAACGAATTATTCCATCATATGTTCCGTATATCGTAGGCTGAAAATCTGCCATATAGCCGTACTGCGTCACATAATCGTCATATTCCGGGATATACGCTGTGATATAGCATGCTCTCCCTGTCGCATTTGTGAACTGGCTTCGAATATTGTTTAAAACCTCACTAAAAGTCTTATTTGTCAGCATTGCCCGTGTTTCAAACTCAACCTTTAATGCCTTTAACTCCACGGCATTTCTATGCAGATAGCCGTTGGCGTCTGTATAATCGTCCAAATCCTGCATGTTGACATATGGACTGTATGTTTCTGCTTTCATAAACGACATCGGCACTATGTAATTGCCAATCTTTAAAAGCCATCCGCTGTATGCCATATTTCCACCACCTAACTGTTTGGGTTTGCGGCTGTCTCAAATGACAGTCGGTAAAATTTGTACAAAATACCACCTACCACCAATTTGATAGATGTCACTTCTTTTTCTTGATCTATTTTGTAATTACTTCGATATTGGGCGATTTAATCACAATTTTCTCCGGTGTGTGAATTACTTCCGTGTTCCCATACGTAATCATGATCTCTAATTTGTTCATAAAATTTCTCCTAAATTTCATACTCCGGGTATGCTGCTTCCCAAACATTCCTATGGTAGGTATTTACCTCTCCATAATTTGCATCAAAAATCTTTTTCACGCCATATCCAAGTTCAATGCTCTTTTCTTTGAGTTTTCGCCAATTAAATGTTTTCCAGTCCACACCGTTCATTGCTGCAACACGCTTAATAGAATACCAGTCTTTGCTATAATCAAGTTCCTGCTGCAGCTTTTCATTCTCCTGTTCTGCAATCTGCCTGCGCTCTACTTCATCCGCATATGCCCGAAGTGCCGATGGAAAATCTTTCGGGACCTGTCCTCTCTCCATCTCATCAAACCGCTTTACATACCTTGCAGTAAATATGATTCCTTTTTCACCATTAAATTTGTTGGCGAGGAAATCACACCCCATTTTGGTGACTTTATAGCATTTATTTTCCTTGCCGCTTGCGTCTTTGTAGGTGGATGGAATAAAATAATCACTGACAACAATTTTGTTGTTAGTTAATATCTGTATAATTCCAACCTGTTTTGTGCTTCCATCTTGGTTTTTAGTTCCCTCTAATTTTCTTAAAATTTGCCAATGTTCCAGTTCCATCATTTCAGCAATTTCAAGTGTTGTTATCGTGTTCGTATTGTTTTCAAATCCAATTTCATCTTTAGTCATAAGAGCTGTGTATGCCATATTTTCTATCTCCTAAATTTCCGAGCCTTACATTTCGCAAGGCTCAACCTTTAAATTCACGTGCGTTAGGAACATACCCTAACAGGAGTCGCACGCTATATATTTAGTAAGATTGTAATTTCCCGTGACGAAATACTGGAATAGCCCCAAATTTTCGGGGCTAAGCGGACAGGTAAGTTATATCTGCAAATTGTTCTATTCTATTTTTGCAATCCCTATAAATATCCTTGTAGTGCATACCCATTGACATATCAATTCTAATAGTCTGCAAAATAATGCTTTCCACAAGGGTTAGATTATTGAGATCTGAAACTGTGATATTGTCGCGATTTCCACCAATTACTGATTTTGCCAACTTGGTATATGTCACATACAGTTTATCTGAATGCGTACTTCCTTGTTCTTTGGCATAGTCTACAAGAAGTTTAATCACATCAGTTTCTTTCAGCCGATTTTCTTTATTAGCAATTCTTGTTTCGCCCCATAGTTTCGATTGCTTTTCAAGAATAAATCTGCGCATTGCATAAAACTGTCGAACCAACTCTTTCTTAAACTTCACAACTATTTTTGAATTTCTCAAAAGAGTTATAACAAATGTTGCTTGTTCCTCATTCAAATAATAAACTCTTTCAGGCTGCCCCCTTTTCCCCGATTTTAAATCGGAGAAATCAATATTGCCAAAGTCTAAAATATCTTTCTCATATTTTCTGATAATAGCAACAACAGATTCATGTTGGTTATTTGTTCCATCTGCAATCACTTTGCTGTTTGTAAAAACATCGTTTCCTTTGAGTTCCACCAATTCATACATACTCTTTTCCACCTTTCTTTCGCTACTGTCATTTGACAGGCAGGTTTAAATTTCATTTTTTTATTTTTCTTATGCAGTTTGAAATAAATAAAAAGACCGCCAAAGACTGAATCTCTTCAATCTCTGGCGGTCACGAATCCGCACCTATTCCTCATAGGCTTGCAGGACATCCTAATTCTTTAGGTCTTACCTGCGTGATTTTTAATTATTTTGTATTCTATACCATATGCCAAAATCTGTCAATCAAATTCCAACCTCTGCTGCATATTGGCATCGTCAATCTGTTCCTGCAAAAAATACGGCGTCTGATAGGCATTTATCACTTCCACTGCCTTGTCGCACTGGTTACGCTTGATGCTCTTGTAAGACCGAACACCAAAGTTGTATTTCAGATTGGCATACAGATTGTTGTAAACCTTTTGGCGCAATCCACGGTTGCTGTATGCGCTTGACTGTTTGCCGCCCATGATTGAAACGCCTTTCTTTCTGACAGCTTCCGTAATGCGGTCGGCTTCCACCGGAAGTATCGGCAAGTCCATCTTAAGGCTTTCCAAATCCGCCTTGATTTCGTCAACCTCTGCTTTCAGTTCCGTGTGCCCCTGTGCAAGCAATGCAATCTTCCCGTCCGTGGTTTGCGGCATCATGTATGTACCAGTCTTTCTGATGCTCGGTAAAACTTCATCAAATATCCATTTTTCCAATTTGTCAGCTTTATCTTTTATTTCTTTACTGTTACCCTGTTGACCAGCTTTAATAATCAATCGGTAAATATCTCCTTCCGGAATAAGAGGTTCTGCATATCCACCATTATTTTTAAAGCTATCCTCGACCAGGACACCCTTGCAATTATCCGAAACCGCCTTTCTTGGTCTTTTATACATAAGCATCGAAGCTATATCTACTCCAAAAAAGTATTCTTTTCCTTTTACTATAACCGTTCTCAAATCCCCTAAAATAGGATTGTTAAAAATCTGAATATCGTTCATCAGCAAATCCCCCATTTCTTCTTGAATGAAAGTATCGTGTTCAAAATGAAATGCAAAAATTTTTCGTCCTGTATGCTCTGGATTTCCGTTATCAGCTGTTCTTTCATCTCGCACCGCCTTTCTTGTCGGATGCAAGGTTATTTGTAAAAATCCACACACATCTTAAAAAGTGTTCGCTGAGTAAATTCAGATTTTTGGTAATTGCTTCAATATAAAATTCTTTCATTATCTTGCACCGCCTTTCTTTACAAGGCGGTAAATACCGTCGTGATCTATTACGTCCTCATCATTCAAATCTGCCATAAATATTACAACGCCGCGCAACAATTTTTCGTTATCACATCGGATTGCAAGCCGAGAAAGCAACGATCTGTACTGCTCTTTTGCACTTTTTAAATACTTGTCATCTTTTTTCATAATATCATTCTTGTACATATCCAAAAGAATCATGTTTGCTGCTTTCATTTTTTCATAATCAAAGTCATTTATTTCACTCATCATTCTCATGGCTTCTCTCGTTGCTTTAGAAAATCCGATTGGAGCAAACTTATCAATATCTTCTTCCGTACTCCATCCACCGAAGTACTTTCTTCTCTCGATCTTCACTACCTCATTCACATTTTCCATGAGGTCATCGTTATTAAGTATGAACTCTACAATCTCTTTTGCTTCCATAAATCCTACCATCCTTTGTCATTTTGAAATAAAAACTGTTACTCTCTTGCATTACTTTTTGCATAAGGTATCACTCCCAATTTTGCCATTGTAAACATGTAAAAATATCTGACCTTGTACGTCTCCAATTTTGAGAAAGTCTCCTGCAATTCAGCAATGTATTCTTCTTTTGTCTTGTTTGGACAATTTTCCCTATTAACAACGATAGTCTTTGGCTTCTTTTCCTCGAAAAGTTCATCTACGCTCACATTGAATGCTTTTGCCAGACCTGTTATTGTTTCGATTGATGGATGATCTGTCTTTCCATTCTCAAAATTATTGATCGCGCTCTTTCCTATCCCGGATTTTATAGACAGTTGCTGTAAACTCCATCCTTTTTTCACTCTAAGTTCATGTACTCGATTTTTCATTTGTAAATTTCTCCTTTGTATTTTGTAAACTCATTTTAGTTTCTATATTCGGAAAAGTTTAGGGAAAGCATTTCCAGAAAATATTTCCCTTGAAAGAAGTCCTTTACTATGATAAAATCTTTATTGAAAGAACTTCTTTCGTGTGGGGAGCAAACACATGCCGGTCAAAGCTTTTGTGTTTGTTCTTTTTTCATTCTGTTAAAGATGTTAATTGCAATTCAATCTGTTCATATGTGGGAATCTTAACCACACATTCTGGAATATCTATCCCAACCTGATTAAACAGTTGCTTTACAACATATGCCACTTCGTGTGGTGCAGCACTCTCCCTTCTCATAATTCTTTCCAGCAATCTTCCTGCATTTGTAGCACTCTCCATTGCTGCTGGGGATACTGGATACTGATATGTGATAGAATGTACTGTCTGTGGATTGAAATAATTTTCTTCTAAGCAATCAAACTGCTGCCATGCCTTATCTGTGTCAAGAATTTTACAGTGGCGGCTTGCTCCACGTCGTGTCCAAAGATAAAGTTGTGATGTTTTCTTTGCAACCAAGTCAATATTATTGACTAGGTTCTTAAACTTCTTCAGTTCTTCTCCTGTCAACAAATAATAATGTGTTTCTTCCTTGAATCTCTCTTTATTATTAGCAAAATTATTTTGAACATTATTGACATCTGTTCCATAGACTTCCGCCAGTTGTGCCGTCGTGATAACTCTCTCCCCATTCCACTCTACTGCAACAATCTGTTTATCATTCACCTTTACTACTTCCTGCATTTTTTTCCTCCTTTACTAAATCTGCTTCAATCAGACCGATTACATAGTCTTTAACGCTTTTCCGCTCATGAAAAGCCTTTTCTTTGATTTTGTAATGAAAATCATCATCTTTGATTTCTATTACCATACGTTTCATAATCTCACCTCGCTTTCATATTCAACTGAATGTATATTATCATTTTCATTTGAATATGTCAATAACATTTTTAACATTCATTTGTATATTTTTTGTATTTTATGTGATATACTCAAATTAAACAAAGGAGGTGCAGCTTATGTCTATTGGAGATAACATAAAAAAACTGCGCAAAGAAAAAAACTACACACAAAAGCAATTAGCTGAAATGTCCGGCATTGCCACAATCACGCTCCAACAATATGAATTAGGCAAACGAACTCCTCAAACAGAACAGCTTATAAAATTATCCTCTGCCTTGCAGGTAGATATAAACTCCTTATTAGAGGATTCAGACAGTCCCATGCTTAAGGCTATGAAAAGTTCTAACTCTCCTCTATATGAAGATTACAAAAAATATTTATTGTCTCACTCTGTAGAATTAGAAAACATAGATATCGAGTTTATCAACGATTTTCACAAATTAAACAGCACCGGTCAGAAACGCTTACTGGATTATTTATCTGATCTATTAAAAATTGAGGAATACAAAAAAGACACCCCTTGAGGTGTCTTTTTCTAATTGGATTATTTTGTTTTCTTATTTTCCCCTGCTGCTTTAAGTACTCTCCATTCAGGATCGTTGCTAAAGTTTTTTCTTTCTGTAATTTTTGCTAATTCTTCTTTCAACTGTTCATTTTCTCTCTCTAATTTTTCTATTTTCTTTTCATGTTCTCTCTTTTCTTTAACAAGTATGTTTTTTTCTTTTTCCAACTGATCTGCATAAATAAGTGCTTTTGATTCTCTGTCATATAATTCCAAGTTTTTATCAGTTGCCTGTTCTATTCTTTTATTTATTTCCCTGATTTCCCATTTGTGATTTTTTTCTTTTTTCTCCAACTCATATTTTAAATATTCTATTTGTTCATTTGCTTCTTTTAATTCTTCTTTACACGCCATTAGTTCTGACTCTAATGTTTTATCTCCCATGTATTTTCCCTCGCTTATAAGGTTCCTATGTAATTTTCAATATACGAAATATATTCAACAGGGATTCCGTTCAAAACATCTATTTTTATATCAGAAGAATATCTATTTATAGACCAATCGTATGAATTCTCTTTTCTTAAGTCTGATATTTCTCCAGTATCCTTGTTTTGGTATGTGTATTTGTCATTCTGTTTTACATTCACGCAAACAGTTACTTCCATGTCTGACATGTCAAATTTATAATAATCATAAAGAGTAAATATACAGATAACTTTACTATCATCTTTCCCAAGATACAATGTATCCATATTTTCAAAATCAATTCTATTCTTTTCGCTGTCTATATAAACACAAATATCAAAATCTTTTTGATCATTTTCATACAGCCAGTAGATATCTTCTTCTGAAAGTGTGCTTATATCAAATTCAACTATAACATACGGCATGTAACCATTTTTATATTCCATCTGACACAAATCTACTGATTTTATTCCAAATGTACTATCATTATAATTCATGCTGTCATACGGTATACTTTTTACATTCTTTTCTATTCCAGTTTCTCTTTCAATCACGACAGTTCCATCCGTTTCTGTCGTCTCTATTTTTTCTTCCTCATATCCGTTTCCACACCCAGTTAATACCAACACAGCTATTGTCAAAATTACTATTCCCCACTTTTTCATGAACTCCCTCCCATTTGTAATATATTATACAAACCATACCACAAACGAAAGAGAGTTGCAATTAAAATATTGGAACTGGATTCTTCTGCCCTGCTTTTGCTTCTTCTCGCCATTTTTTTATAACATTCCTATATGCCTGATTCGAATCAAGAACCGCCGTAATATCTGCTTTTTCAAGTTTTGATACAATAACATCTCCCAATTTATCGTAATCAATAACACCGGACATTGCTATCTGCATTTCTTTTCCAATGGTACTTTCAATACTACCGGAATTGTATTTTATAGATGCGTTTACATTGTCAGTTATGCTTCTATTGTACTTATATGCAACTTCCGGCGCTGCTTTTAAACCTGTTAATCCAAAACTGTCCTTAATCCCCTCAGACCAGTTTTTGATCTCCTTAAATGTACTTTTGGAACCATCTGAAATACCATTATTGAATCCTTCCACCGTAAATCCTGCAAATTCTTTAAACACTCTTGATGGCGAATGTATGCCCATCAAATTTGTAAACCAAGAACCAATATTTGATACCCAGCTAGAAATAACACCGTGCGTTGTATTCTGATTCCCAGATACTCCACTATTAAATCCCTCTACCGTATATTTTCCATAATCAGAAAACACCGTGGATGGCGAATGTATCCCCATGTTTGTTGTAAAAGGTGCCTTGATATTATTGTTCATATAATCAAGCATAGCATCTCCAGTACTGCTTGAGTTATCTCTGATACCATCATTGTATCCATCTACTGTATTTTTCGCCCAACTTTCCCCCATATTGGACAGCATGAGTTCCTTTAATTTACCTTTTCGTGTAATTTCTCCGGTAACTGTATCGACTGCACTTTGAGACTGGGCTACACCACCATCCGAAAATCCTTTAACAATTACTTTTCCGCCTTCTATTGCTACATTGTATCCTCTGTCGTTATACCATGTTGTTATTTCATTTTCTAGTTCTGCGGTCAATGTTGGTATTGCTTCTTTCGTTCCTGCAACTCCGCCAACACCAAATTGTACCATTCCTTTTTCCCCAAGGTTATACATATCTTGGTCTGTCGTTCCATAGGAATCAATAATTGTTTGATATAATTCTACTGCTTCTTTTCCGATTACCTGCTTACCATTGACAAATATTCCGCCAAGATCATCTATTGCTTTTGATGCGTTCAATGCAATTTGTCCAAAGTTAATCTTATCTACGGCATCAGACAATTTATTGTATTTCTGCGTATGTTGTTCAAGCATATCATTTGCAGTATTGTAAGATGTTGTAGCTTTTTCAACCTCATCTCTAAGCGTCTTTTGTGTTTCTGTTATTTTGGACTGTTCATCTTCTAAGAAAACCATTTTCTTTACAAGTTCATCATGTGCATCGCTTGCATTTTTTGCTTCTATGCCATTTGCTTTTAAAGCGTCTGCATTTCGCTTCCACCAATCATTCCAGTCCTCTGTTGCACCTATATCAGAAATTATTTTATTGAGTTTATCTAACTCTGTTTTATTTTTTTTGTAGTTCTGCTCTGATACTTCCAACTCGACATTAGCTTCCGCAAGTGCCTTACTGTACTGCTCTACAACATCTTTATATCCTGCAACTCTATAATATTCTTTCTGCGCTTCTATGGTCTTTAGAAGTTCTTCCTTTTGTGCTGTATATTTTCCAGTAGTCATATCAATCTGATTTGCTAATTCTGGACAAATATCAATAAGCTGTTGTGCTCTCGTTTTTAATGTTTCTTGATCTGCTGCTGTTAAGCTCGTCTTGTCTGCAAGTTCGAAATATGAATCTGCAAGCTGTTGAAGCTGATCTGCACTTGCTTCGGATTTAGATGTTAAATCCTTTGTAGTGTCAGCTAAATCTCTTAGATTTTGTGCGGCATCTTCCATTTTCTGGTTATTTGATCCTATTTCTTCCTCAAACTCCAAAAACTGATCTGCAATCTCTTTTTGCCAACTTTTATGGAAATTATATACAGCTAACCCTATTGCTGCGATCGCCGCTGCTATTGCTAAATAAGGATGCGCAACGACAGTAGCTGCAAAATTCAAAAGAGTATCTTTTATTGCCAAAATCTTTGTCTTAATATTGTCTAATGCTGATAACGTAATGGTTGATATTTTTATTGCTGCAATTACTCCAAGAATGGTTGCTTCTATTGGTGCAGCAGAAAATATACCAGACCATGTGCTTAGCCCAGCATTTATAGCTTTCCAAATTACCTGCGCAATTTTTCCACATATGCCAAGCCAATCTATATCAGACAGGAACTCTCCGATTTTCTTTCCAATCCTATACCAATTCACTCCATCAATAGCAGAAATCATTGCATCAAGCAAACCTTTCGCCCATGTATTCAATGTTCTTGCCAAAAGAGTAAACTTGAAAGTTTTGAAAAATTTATTAATCCCTGCTGCAATAGAATTTCCAAAATTCTTCCAGTTAAATCTCGTTCCAAAAGAATTTAAAAACTCCAATGTAGTATTCAATGCCCCTGCAATCGTTTTTCCGACATTCCCGAACAGTCTCGGATTAATAAGGCCATTAAGAAAGTCTGCTAAACCTTTACCGAAGTTTCTTGCCTTGGAATAAATCTTATCCCAGTTGATAGACTCCATAGCTTTTGATAAGGCATCACTGATGTATTTTCCAAGTTGTTTCAGATTTTTAATATCACTTTCGTAATTTTTGAAAATGGTATCAGTCTTGACAAGTTTACCGCCACTGGCACCGCCTGATGCGCCACCACCGCCGGAACCGCCCGAACCTTTTTTGCCAGAACCATCATTTGTGGTAATCAGTTTCAATTCATCAAACTGACGGACGCCCTTATTCATCTTGTCGATGTTCTTTGCCGCCTGTCCGGTATTGTCAGCAACATCGCCTGCGCTCTCTGCCGCATCTGAAAAACTATCTGCAAGACCTGCACCGGAATCCTCATATTTCCATCCGAAGATTGCGCCTAAAGCGTTTGTAACCTTTGTAACAAAGCTGATAACAACCAGTAAAACGGAATTGAGTGCTTTTACGAATGGTTTAAAAGCATTGATTAATGCTCCACCAATAACACTGCCAAGCTGTTCAAATGACTGTTTTAAAATTCTGATCTGGTTCGCCCACGAATCAGCAGTACGCGCAAAGTCTCCCTGTGCTGTCTGCGTATTGGCAAGGACGTACTGATACCGGAGCATTGTCTTTTCAGCCTGTGACATAGACGCAATATCAGAATCTAATCCCTGTTTCATTGCCCACTCTTTAAGGGTTGCCTGTGTGAGATCAAGACCGTAATCTCTTAATGGACGTGTCTGTCCGGTAAATATTGCAGCTAAATCCTGCGACACAACATCCTGATCTATGTTATACAGAGATGCCATATCAGCAGTTAATTTTGTTAAATTCAAAGACACATCAGCCATGGAATCAGACAAACCAATATAGCCATCTGTCTGCTTATTCAAAAACTCATTAGCTTTCTTTATCAAACTACTGTCAATTCCCATGGCTGTTCCCATTGCTTGGAATCGACTTGCCGTCTGTTTCAGTGTCAGTTCTGACATACCGAACTGTCGTATAGAGTCCTGTGCAAAATCATTGACTTTCTTTGACATGTCCCCAAAAGTAACATCAACAACGTTCTGAACCTCTGTTAATGCGGATGATATGTCGATTGCATTTTTTATTCCCCTGATCGCTCCGTACAGACCAAGATAAATCCCCATAGAGGACAAAATCTGTCTTGTGAATGACTTGAGTCCGATCAATGCTTTCCCTGTGGATGCCTTAAATCCAAGGAAAGAACCGGAAAGACTACTGATGCTGGTATTTAACCCAGAAATTGCGCCACCAGACCTGTTGGAAAGATTGCCGAGTGCCTGCGTCATCTGAATGATATTCGAAGATACATTTGGCGCTTTTGAAAGCGTCTCAAACAGGTATTTGAGATTGTCAGCAAGCAAAGGTATATTAGTTACTGCACGACCGCTTGCAACGCTTCCAAGCCTTGATATGGACGTTACAAGGTTGCTCATATTGGTCATATCAAAATTCAATGCACCTATCTTGTTCATCTGGCGTACAAAGTTTTGTAACTGCGCAGATAAAGCCGGCAGATTCTTTGTCGCCTGTGTAGATGCCTTGCCACCAATTTTTGACAGTGCCGACACCATGCTTGTGAGTCCGCTTGTATCAACAGCTTTAACACTTGCTATTCCAGATGCAAGATCTCTCACAGCAGAAGATATTCCGTGGATAGAATTTGCATCAACACCAGAAAATTTATTGAGTGCCCGCACCATTGATGTGATTTCCGAAGATTTACCACCTTTGAACCCGGTAGCTGCATCGGAAATGCTTCTGATTCCGCTTGCAATATTTGAAAGTTTTGCAGTGTCAAACGATATGCTTTCCCGGAGCCTATTCATGCTGTTTACAAGGCTTTCTATGGAATTACTTGCTTTTGCAGAGTCAGCTTTGATTTTTATTTGTAATTCATCAATGTCTGCCATATATGCACCAACTTTCTATGCAAAATAAAAAGACGGTAGGCTGTGACACCTTACCGTCCTTGATCTACTCTTTTAATTTTTCTCTTGTAACCGGTCCGCATTTCTTATCTACTGTAATTCCGACTTTTTTCTGGAATGTTCCAATACCGGTCGCCGTATCATTTCCAAGAATACCGTCCACATTACTGTTTCCCTTTTTATCTTTTTCATCCAGGCATCCGTGATAAATAAGCTCCGTCTGAAGCCATCTCACATCATCCCCTCTCATGCAAGGGAATTTTTTCTTTAAAATCCTTGCAGGTTCCGGGTATGGGTTTAAATGATCTTTTACATTTTTTCTAGGGTTTCCGCTTGTCACAATCGCTGTATGACCTTTTGTTTTTGTGACAAGAACATCTCCATTGTAAAGAACCATTCCTGCCGCATAACCTCCAATGTCATCAAACATGCCACTAGAAAGAAGTACAGATTTTTCATTTGCTGTGGTGAAATTTCCAACATCTTTTCCAGTTGCATGAATAATGCATGCACGTACCGTTGTGCCGCAATCTGCTTCTGTTTTTACTTTTGAATTAATACCATATTTGACAATTCCAAGCCGGTGTCCCTGACAGTAGCCAATATTATCATTATTGCACGCTGTAATCATTGATTCTGCCAGTTTATCCGCCATATCTTTTGTTTTTGGTCTTAACACATACCATCCTTTTTTATGAACATAAAAGTTTTGCATACTTACTTCTGTTCCGGTCTGATCTCCCGGTCTCCCACCGGTCAATTTCCCATTTTCATCATGTCTTGCAGATCCAATTCTCATATTTATACCTCCAAGTTCTTTTCTGGTTTTGGGTGGCTCAACTCATAGTTTGACTGCATGACTTTAAGTTTTGCCACAAATAGCTCTCTCTGTTTCTTTATTTCTTCTTCCGTCATTTCTGAATCATCTTTCCCTTGTTGCTCATTGATTGGTTTTTTAATATACTTTGATTTTGCTTTTCGTCCGGCAAGGCAATGTTCTACTGCCACCGATACTGCAGACAATCCGTATGTTCCAAACCACATCCACATCTCATTGTCTCTTTGCTTTTTATCTAAGTTGTAAGCATCCGCATAAGGCTGTAAATCAGCCGGGCAGGACGTGTCTATGTCACGCACGGTAAATCCATACCCTTTTGTAACTAAAAGCCAGAATGGGCGGATTTCCGCACAATATGTTCCCCATGTAAGTTCTCTCTGTTCTTCTACTTTTTCCTCGGAGTTTTCTTCTCCGCTTCTTTCTGATCTGCTTTGAGCAGTTTTGATAAAAAACCGTTTTCAAGCAGCTCCGCTAAAAGTGCATTGTAAAGTACCTGAACATCTGCATCTTCTCCGTCAAAGTAATCATCCAGCATGGCATATACTTTTCCAAGCTGCTGTTCCTTTTCTCCCTCATTGTCCGGATTGTATCCAAGTTCCTCTTTGTGAAACTTCTGCGCGCCTACAAGGATTAACTCTGGAAGAAATAAAAGGATTTCGTCAACCGCTTCGATATCTTCCATCTGGTCTAATTTTGCTACTTTCTTGATAATTCCGCTTTTCACGGTTGCTTCATATCCAAACTTGATCTGTAATTCTTTCTCGCCAAATTTTAATTTTGTCATTTTCTTTCCCTTTCTCCCTCTCATATAGGGAAAGGGCAGTCCGAAGACCGTCCTGTTCTTTTAAATTGTTTCTTCAAGCTCTGGCTCGGTTGTCTGGTTATCGTCAGCCGATCCAACCGAACTATTCGACTGACGTGTTATTCCCCCGGTGTAAAAGCTACAGCGGTGTCCATGCCCTTGTATTCTTCAATGGTAAGATTCATTTCAACCGTCAAAAGTTCGTTCTGACCAATCTCCGGCTGTGGAATCTGCTCTGGCGGCTGAGCCACAACAAAAAACGCGTCGGTAAATCCCGGGATAATAGTTTCAAACCACATTCTTTTCCCGCCGGAAAGCGCCTTATACGCCGTGATAAGTGCTTCCCACTCTTCCTTTGTGGCATCCGTAAGGTTTACCGTGATAGGGAAAGAGCCACCGGTATCTGCGCGACCCTTTACATATCTGGTAATAGCATCTTCTAATGCAGATGCGTCAATCTGTTCCGGCTCAATGTTGATACCGCCGATTGCGTTAATTCTTGTAAGCTGTTTAAACGATGTAGGCTTTGTTCCGGCTGTGGTTTCTGTTCCATAGCCAAACGTAATGCCTAACGTAGACAATCCTGCTTCTGCCATTTTTACCTCTCTTTCTACCGCCAAATAATGCGGTTATCGGGCGCATCTTTTTGCGCCCGGTGCATAAAAAATAGAGCCTTTCGGCTCTTTTACATCAATCTGTCGTTGGCTCCGATTATCCTCCGGAACCTTGCAACGCTTCTAAATTTTTTTTCACTGTCATTTTTAAACTCCGGCATTGCTGTGATTTGAAATCGCATCTGTTTAAAGGCATCAGCTAAAATAGCCATAATCCCTTTTGCATCGCTCTGCTTTGTGTTTGTAATGACGTCAACCTGTATTGTTTCCTGCACCGCATTTACGGATGTGCCCTCTAAATCTGCCCCACGTTCAAGCCCCGGCATCTCGTGAATGTAAATGGTCGGGAAAACAGGGTCTTTATCAAGGTTCTTTTCAACCGTTGTAAATGCAGTGTCAAAATTCATGCTTTTGTATTTTTTCTTGAGTTTTGGTTTGGCTATCGTTGCAACATTGGAGAAAATGTTTATTTCAAGGTCAAATACCCACTGGTTTCCTGCCATTATCCAAACACCTCCTTCGCTGTCTGTGTAACAATCTGCCGCAACTCATTTGCGGTCAGATACATGAATGGTCGGCTTGGCATTCCCTCTGTAAACCACCAATCGCCATTGTCGTCCTGATAAAACCATCCATATCTTCCATCTGAAATCTGATGGATAGTTTTTCCACTTGCATACTGCCACGAAACGCCATCCGGCAGTTTCCCTGGATAAGGATTTTGCTGTCCTACGGTTCCTGTTCCAAATTCAACAAACATTGCATGGTCCGTCCCGGCAACTACCGCCCATATCCCGCCTCCTTTGGTACTTCCCTTGTATTCTGAATGAATACTGGAAATCAATTCTGATGTGAATATTGCGTCAAGGTCAGCAATTTGTACTCTGGCAATCTCTACGCCCTTTTCCGCGAGTTTTTCTGCCAATAGCTGGCATTTATATGTCAAGCTGTTTTTATAGGCTCTAAGCTCTCGTATGGCGTTCTGAATAGACTTTTCAGACAGGCTCATTGTGATTACTTTCTTCCCCATGCCACACCTACTTCACATTTTTTTGTAACAAGAACAAATCAACCGTCAATCCCTCGTCTGCGACACCTTTTACGATGTAATCAGCCGAATTTTCGTCAACGATTGTATTCTCTTCATCTTTGTACTTTACGTCTGATCGTTTCCATACCAAAGATCCGACGCTCAATGGAAGCTTTCCTTTGTCTTCTACGATCTGAACAAAATTTGTAGAGTTATCTACGCCAAATTCTTTTATAAGTGCTTCGCTCAACTTATTGCTGATCGAAGAATAAAAAACCACAGGCTTTTCATAACCTGTGGTATACTCTCCGGTTGTCTTCGGTATCTTGTTCCCGTCATCATCAAGGTAATAAATTACATTACCATCAGAATCCGTGTACGAAGAATATTCGATGTTACCATCATCATCCGTCACATATACCGGCACCTTGCCGCTTTGCTGCGAATAACTCATTTTTTGCTTATTGATCTCAAGCATTTCACTTCACATCCTTGCCGAACCGTTTCCACAGCTCAGAAAGCTTTTCCCATCCATACATTGCGACAAACGCAACAATAAATCCTGCAATAATAGCTGCCAAGATCATATACCATAAAATTGATGTCTGGATGTACTGCATGTATGCCACAAACGCAGCGACCGTGATTCCGATAGAAAGAACAAATACCAAAATGTCCGTTGGAATCTTAGAAAATACGCCTACACCTTTGATTACCTGTGTTACCACAGACACAACAAATGCCAGCGCACCAATGATTGCCAGAATAATTGTCATATTTGCAATTACAGACTGTATAATATCCATGATTAAACCTCCTTTTCATCATTAAGACGGGTTTCTATCCCGTCAATTCTGTGATGCGCCGATTTCACACTTTCTTCAACCTTTATAATTCTGTTGTCGTGAGAATTTATTTCTTTTCTCATCTCCGAAACTTCATTCTTGATCTCGGTTGTGTTGTTTGAAATGGCATCCAACTTCATGTTAATGCGTGTGTTCTCCCGCACGCGCTCTTCAAGATCCGTGTTGTCTGTCCTTTTGTTGCTCTTCAAGCCCATAAAGACGGAAAAACCAAGCGACAGCACGCTTATAATGATTGCTGTTGATATTTCAATCGTCAAATCATATACCGCCTTTCATTTTTATGGCACACCGCCCACCACCGCTCAATGTGTGCCGCCTGCTACGTTTTGTCGACGTCGGCAAAACGTAACGCACAATCTTCTAACCAGATGGAATCCCATACGGTTATAATGCTTTTACAAACGGAAATACTCCAACAAACAAGCTTTCCCTGTCTTTCCAGCTACGGCTTACGCCGTTTTCTGAATAACTTGCCATATAGGCTTCTCCTGCCTGTGAATGGTCGTACAAGGCTAAATTGACGATTACATCCTCAAACTGTTTCAAGTCTTCGGATATTTTTTCATCCGTGTAGCTTTCCGGGTAATTCCGCTTGCTTACCACTTCATTTCTTGCCTGCTTGATAAGCTGTTCGATGTAAGGATTATCTTCTTTCTGGTCGAACACGACAACATCAGAAGTAACACCATCTTCATCCGTAACGGTTTCAATATGAAATTGTTTCAGTCTGATTTTGACCTGCTCTAATGTTGTATATTCGTCCATTCTTCCCTACCTATAATCCGAACTGCTCGATCAAAATGCGTTTCAGTTCCGCTCCACTGATTTCTTCTGCACCCTCGATCCCATGTTCAGCGGCAAGTGCCTGTAAATCAGCAGTGCTCATTCTGTTAATCTCTGTCTTGGTGTACCCTCCGGAAGATTTCTCTCCCAGAACAATGTCCGGGATTTCATCTCCTGCTTTGTACCATTTTCCATTGCGCTTTACCGTGTATTCAGCAATCATACCGCACCTCCTACGCAACTTTCATGACAACAACGCTGTCCATGCCCTCAAAAGTAGGCAATCCGATCATTGACACAACGCAATGAGTGTTGATCGGATGATTTGTTGCGTATGTATACACCGAAATACCGGTTTCTACAATAGAAAGGTTTCCGTCTGTTAAACTTCCGCTTCTCTCTTCCGGTGTCTTTCCAAAGACATAATCTCCAAGGTACACGCCGGATGCCTGCGCTGAAATAACTCCTGTAGGAATAAAATATTTGGTGGCACCGTCTGCCGGGTCGATGTAAAGTTTGTCGTAAACTTCAATCTCGATGCCGTATCCTCTAAGATACTCTGTAACCTGCCCCTGCTGTAAACGAATACCTCCATTGTAAGCAGTAATTCCAAGCACCTGTTTCTTTGTGTCTTCTGCCTTAAGAACCATCTCCCACGTTTCTGTATTCATGCTAAAACGTGCAAGGGAATATCCGGTTTTCTTTGCAAACTCACGTTTAATCTCGATAAGGTCATCAAGTGGCGTTGCTGTTTCGGATGCAGACCATTTATCGGTATCGCTTCCAGAAATATCTTTGTAATGGTCTCTCTTGTGCGATACTCCATTATCGGAAGTATAATCAACATAGTAGCTCTTGCCACCAATTGTTACCTGTACTCTTGGAATACCATCAGATGGTGCTAATAACTGCCAAATCTGGCGTTCCGGCACTACTCTTGCTCCTTCAATAAGCATCATCGGTTTTTTGCTGATTTCTCTAAGCACCTGGTTTGCCATGTTGGAATTTTCTGCCGACTGGTAATTTGCATACTCCTGCTCTTCACGCTCTGTTACCATGTAAGATTCACGGTAGAACGGCATCTCGTTCTGAATATCCGAAAATCCACCGACATCTCTTAACTCTGCCTGCGCATCAAAATTGGATGCCTTTAAGGATACCGGAAGACCGTTTTTCCCTTTGATAAATCTAAGTTCAAGGCTGTCCTGTTTTCTGGTTCCAAATTTCTGTCTACCTAAGTAAGGTGCAGAACCAAGCGTTTTTTCATAATTATTCCACATAACCCCAAGACTTCTTGCGGTAAATGCTTCTGCTAATGGTAATGCCATTCTCTAATACCTCCATTTTTTAATCAAAAAAAGTAACACGCGGTGTTGCTGCTTTTGCAGTTGCTTCCACGGTCACTCCGTTCGCTGTTACCTTTGCGCTGTCAATAGAACCCTGATATACATAAGTTCCAGGCGCATCTCCCATTGTTACGTCAACATCTTCCAGAAGATACCCTTTGCAAGATTCGTCATTGCTTGGGAACGGTGTCCCTGCCTTTGCAATCTTCTTTCCGTTTGCATCGGCACTTGACACCATTGTCTGCGGAACGATACACGCCGCACCCTCATAAGGAAAGAATTTTAAAATTCCTTTACTCTGTGTAAAGTCTCTTTCAATCGGTTTTCCCATAATTTACCTCCTATAAAACATAATGGTCTTTGGCTTCTACATTTTTTGCCGGTTCGCCAAAGCTGATACTTTCGGCATTTTCAACATCTGCCGTTTTTTTATTCTCTCCACCTGCAGTACCGCCGCCCGGATTTTCAGAATTATTTGCAATCTCCTGTTCCTTTGCCTGCGCTGCTGCGGTTTCCTTTTCGGATGTAATCTTTCCAAGAGCGTCATAATCAAGGCTTCCATCATCTTTGACGACCGTTTTTGCCTGCTCTGCATTGATTTTTAACTTTTCCATCAATGCTTCGCGCTGGTCTCTGATGGCGTTTTTCTTCTGCATATCTGCAATCTGCTGATTTGCTGTCTCTAACGCCTTGTTTGCTTTTTCAAGTTCCGTGAGGTTTCCTGCTTCCATTTCATCCAGCTTTTTCTGCAGCTCATCTGCGCTGTCTGCCTTTGCCTTAAGCTCTGCTGCTTTTGCCTGTTCTCGCTGTACGGCACTGCCGTAATCAGCAATGATTTTTTCAACATTTTCCTCACTGATACCCATTGCAATTAACTCTTCTCTTTTCATTGATTACCTCCGATATGTCTTTACGAATTTTTGCGGTGCAACGACACCGAATGACACTGTTGATTTTTACGCTCACAACTTTGCGAATTTTTATAAAATAAAAACAGCCACCGATTACTCGGTAGCTGTCTTATTTTGCTGTTTATTTAATTGGTTTACAATTTCCTGTGCTTTTTGTTCCTGCTCTTCTGCATTATCAATTGTTTTCCACAACGCATCTATATATGGCTTAGACAAGAGGAATGTCTTTTCAGCATCTCCCCAAAGCCCCACCGTTTTAATGGCAATAAGAGGATGTATGCCGCACTCTAAAAGCTGATATAGTGTTTGCGACTTTGTGTACATATTGTCTTGCGGGCTATGATTGATTTGCACATCAAAATCCCTCATTGACAATTTCAAATCATTGTCCTTAACGCGTATTACATTTAAGACAACTTTTGCAAGTCTCTTCTCTGCCGATTTCACAATTGGGTCTTTTAATTTTGCTCTTGTCTTTGAAAAATCCCATCCAGCCCTTAATGATACTGCTCCTTGTGTATCTCCTCCAGAGTTTTGGGACTCTCTGTTTGGTATTGCTAATATTGCCAAGGCATTGTCCCACAAATCATCTTTTGCCACCTGACACTGGCTCTGATTTAGTTCCTGCGTCATAATCTCAACATCGGCTTTGTTATCCTTGTTATTGGACTTTACCGTCAAAGCATGGCTCATTTTCATCTCTTCAAACGTTTTTGGGTCGATTTCACAGTTCACAAACTTAACCCAGTACTGAACAAACTGCTCAATTCCATCCATTCTGTTTGACTGCATATTGTTTATGGCATCCAAAATACCTATGACAAGCTCAATATCAGAAATTCTCTCATGATTATTTGGAAACTCAACAATAGGTATACTTCCAAATGCGTGCAATTTCCATTCAGAAACTACTCCATTTTGAATTTTGCATGAATAATTGTCTGTATAGCACAGTTTGTACCATCTTCCATCTTCGTCCTTAAGCTCCTGTACGGCAATCACCGGTTCTTCCGTACTCCGATTATAAATAACACAAGTATTCATCGGAGTAGGGGCAACAATCTGAAATGGTATTTCTCCATTTGAAAATCTCACAGCCTTAAAAGATGTTCCAGTTGCTGACTGCCACTCTCCTGCTTTAATGTCTTTTTCCTGTTTATTCGCATCCACAAGATAGTCGTTCAGCGCATCCACTGCCTTGTTAATCGTATCATCATCTTTTCGACTGATAAACTGGATTGGCTCACCGTATGTTTGACCTACTTTGAACTGAACAATCTCATACGAATGATTTTCTACTATTTTGTTTGTAATATCAGCATTTTGCACCTTTACACGGTATAAAACAGGCTGGTCACCTTTGTAATATCGCCAAAGATATTCTATGATGGTTTTGTTGTAATAAAAATTTCCGATGCAGTCTCCCACCACCTTGACAATATTGTCTTTTGTGATAGTTTCAACATCAGTATATAAAATTTTTCGCCCATAACATCCCTTAACAAGGTCTTGGAGAGATTTATTATTCATAATTGGCTCCTAAATAAACGTCATCCCACTGGATGTTGACCGGATTGTAAGAGATTTTAATTTCGTCTTTCCATTCTCCGGATAAAAAACAACTTTCTTGTGGCATTTCCTACATTCCACAGAAATGTTCATTGTTGAACGCCCATCGTGTGTGGCAACTTTTCTTCCGCAACGCGGGCAATATATTGTTTTTGGTGTATATACCATAAAATCCTCTTTTCTTTTCAAAAGAAAAAGCACCGGAGATTTCTCTTCGATGCTCTTTCAATGGGGGATGGTAAAGTGTTCAACTATTTGTTGACTTCTTCGATTATAACTATATCAGAAAAAAACCGGACATATCGGACAACTTTACTCTTTCATAAATCTATCGAACGCTTTTCTCACGCTGTCTTCTGTGTTATTGCCTCCTATTTGGTCGGCAACCTTATTCCAAGATTGATTTTCTAAAAATCTAAGGTTAATTATTCTTCTAATTCTGCTATCTTTTATATTTGCAATAAACTCTTCTACTTCATTTGTTTTTTCAAGAAGTTCGTTTTCCAAAATTTCGAGGGTGGTTTTTCTGGAATATAACAAGGTTTTTTTGTGCCTATATTCTGGCAATGGTATTCCTTCTATTTTAAAATGTTGGTTTCCACCATTTCCGCCAGAAACGCTATCAATAACCGTTCCTTCCTGTTCAATTTTTTCTATGTATTTTTCAAGCTTTTCAATTTTATTCCTTACTTCTTTTACTTCTTCTCTTAAATCTAAGTATTGATTTAAAATATCTTTGTTTACCATATCAATACCTCCTAAACGGATTCACTGCTGCTTCTACTTTTGCTACATTCCTTCCATTTGTCACTCTAAGCGCAAAGTTTGAAAATACATCCGGCACATCATCCAACTGCTTTTTACCGGACACTGAATATCTCTTGAGAAGAGACATCATTACTCCATATGGCTCATTTGGCTTATATAATGATTGGTCTTTAAATATAACGTGCTGCAATATCCAGTTAGAGCACTGGAAAATCCTTGCTTCCTTGTTTGTCTCCGTCGGTGTGTCAGTAATGTTACATATCCATCCTTTTTTTTCGACACGCTTGTTTACTTCCATCGCGACACGGTCTCCGCCGGCGTTTCTCTCAAATTCACATTCCTGCACTTTGTTGTTTGTCAAAACATTTGCTGCATTTTCATACTGCATCTCATAATCTGCCGTGTTATCGCAAACACAATCAACGCAGTAATAGTCTTCTCCGTATTTTTGCAATACCGGCAAAACAAAGTAATCCGTTCCTTTTCCCTTTGTATCGCATTGACCGGTTACAATCTCTGCCTCTCCATGTGGCAAGTTAAGATACCGGCGTATTTTATCTTCCGGAAACAGCAATCCCTCTCGCTCAATCGGTTCCTGTTTGTAGAGACAACGATATGATATGTCGTCCATCAATAATTGCTGGTCTTCAAAAAATTCTTTTGTAAAACCGGAAAACTCATATTCAAAGTTACTTTCTCCGGTAACTGGGTCTACATCCGGAACTGCAATAACCTTTACTCTTGGATTTCCCTCGTACATATTTTGGATGCGCCCTATGACGTCGTGTACGCTCCATCTTGTGGCAATATGTATTTCCTTGCAGTTTTTACCGTCCGTGTCCTGTATCTTTCTCTGGCGGGCATCTACGGCATATTTATCCCACAATTTATCAAGGATAATGGGATTCATTGCTTCTTCAATTCCGCCTATCATATCGTCAACCAGTAAGAACTTAGAAGCCCTTACTTTACCTGCATTCTTACTACCAACAGACGTACATTGTACGGATGGAAACGATTTGTACTTCCCGACATTAAACTGCTCCATCTTCGCATTTGTGCTCGTCACGGAAAGATTTGGAAAAATTTCATTCCATGTATATTCTTCCGTATTTGTAACGATATCGTACACGCCGTCGTAATACATTCTGGTAATGTCTCCGCTGTGCGAATAAAAAAGGCTGAAATCTCTAGGGAACCATCCGGCAACAAGCGCGTGAAACATTTTTTCAACCGTTGTTTTACCCGCACCTGGGACAAGTGATACGCACAGGATGTCATATCTATCATCAATCATGCCTTGCAGCGCATCTATAAGTCCGATTTTTAAGAATTGCTTTCTTCTTGGCATGTAAAACCGCTCTTTAGGCTCTCTTTTCTTTTCCAAATACTGGAAAGCACTATCTACAACTTTGTTTTGCGCTTCCAAAAGCAAAATTCCGTAATATTTGTCCAGAATTTCATAAGATACCTTGTTTTGGAATGAATATTTCTCTAAATCCCATGGTGTGCCGCCGGTGGATTGAAAAATAAACTGTTCTTCCAGTTGTTTCGCTCTTGCAGAAACGTTTAATCCATACTCAACATCCTTTTCTGTCAGAATGGCTACCCTTGCCGCTTCTACCATGGCATCCATGACCTGTTCATCAACGCCATGCACCTGTATGTAATTTTCATATCCATTTACTGTGGAAATTAGGCTTGAACTTGCCAAAAGAAAAGCACCTCCGCAAAAAAGCAGAAGTGCCTTAAGACCTCTGCCAATAATTTTTGTTGGTTAGCGACTAACTCCATTTGTTAGCCGGTAATATATTTATTCGCATTCTGAAAGTCTGTCTTCTACAAATTGTTCTAATACGCTAAAGCCTTTTGGCTTTTCAATTCCTTTTCTTGCAAGTTCTGCAACTATTGTTTCCATTTCTTCTTTTACTCCTTGATAAGCAATTTTCATTCCGGATTTCATTTCGTCCATTTGTTTTCCTTTCCGCTGATAATCAGCAATCGTTTATTTTAATTCGTCTGCTGTAACTATATGCAAAATTCCATAATTTCCTTTATCAAAACTGTCTCTTGCACTTTCGTGACATCTTGTGCGTAGTACATTTAATGCACTTTTAATATTGCTATTGCAAATAGCCTTAGCAATGTCAGAAAATGGTTGTGGGTTGTCTAGTCTTGAATTAGCTTCTGCTATAGAGCAATGCTTATATTGTATTATTGCGTCCATCGCCCAATCTCTTGTGAGATTAACGCCTAAAAATCTATCTGTAACTGCATTCCATATAGCATACAGATTGTCTACATCATCTTGCAATGCAACTATTAACATAATCTCACTCCTTGTTTAATTCATCCGCATATCTTGTCATTTCAATCTGTGTTCCATTTTCGTCCCTTGTGCCGACAGTTACCTGCTAGTTGGTAGCTATCCAACCACATGGGGAAGAGAGGAATTGAACCTCCAGTGTTTACCACTTGGGAACTGATTTACAGTCAGCCGCAACACCGCCAATCGTTGCCGCTTCCCCAAAATGCTCGGACACCTCACTCCATATCTCTGTACGCGACCGCGCTACGCATACAGTATCAGATCAGCTCGGCACCATCAGAACGGAAGGATTTGAACCTTCAATCCGGCTCTCGTTGTTGTTTTCCGTGTACACGCCACTTTTACCAATTAAGCTACGTTCCGAAACCGCCATCAGACGGTTAGCAATAATGTTTTTCGTGCCATGCGTTGCACTAGGCATACAAAATGCCGATTACAGCCAAACCATAGAGCGCCTGCAAGCAAACAGCATAATTTGACCGCTTAGACAGGCAAGGATTCGAACCTTGCATTATTGGTTTCAGAAAAGGTGTGGTTGCTGACTACGGATGATCGCCCGTCTGCCACTTGGCAACACTCTTACCGATAGGTTTCTTTACCTGCAATACCCATTCTGCCACTGCCTAACTATATGGGGGAATTATATCTTTGACAGCTCAGGCACCGTGGGATAGGCACCCGAACTATCAAGTCTGACTGCTATATGGATTGCTTGTCAGCAAATTACGGAACGATCATCATTCATCACCATATAGTCTTACGCCTAATGCCGCGCTCCGCGGCAAATACCACCGGACGGTCTCGCACCGCCCTTAACAGAATCGTCCTAGTGGCGAAAGGATGTGTCATGAAAAACACCAAGAAGGAGAATTTACGGAATGGATCGTTAAACCCATTCCTCCATCGGAACGGCAGGAATTGAACCTGCGACCGCTCGGATATAAGCCGAGTGCTCTGCCAACTGAACTACGTTCCGCTACGGCATATTAAAATGCCGCAATGTAGGATTTTTATCTTGTAAGCAACTCTTACAAGTTGCCAGTAATTTAAAATTTTGTTTAGCTATACTGGATGCTCCGATTTCTCACTCTGGTGCTCTGCGTCGCTATCCAGATTGAGTAAATCTCCGGTGCTGTCCGGTTCCTTTGATTTTGTTATATGTATTCTTTCCTCTGCACAAATGATAGGCAGCTGAAAGCAAATACCAAATATTGGACTATAAAACATTCTGTTACCTCCACATCAGAAACATGTTCAGCAACAGTAACATCACAAGTACCCATAATGCAATTGCTGTTTCTTTGTCTTTGGATTCTCTGCCAGATACAAATAGTATCAGCATAAAAATAACATCCAGCGTCGATATAATCGTTTTAATAATTACCATGGTTGTTTTCCTCTCACAAGTTTCTTTAGCAGGATTCGAACCTGCGAATACTGGAATCAAAATCCAGTGCCTTACCGCTTGGCGATAGCGCTATATTAACACTACTTTTCCGGCATGTAATAGACCATGTTATCAAATACAGTTATTCCCATACAAGGATCATTCATCTCAACGCATCTGATCGATATGTTTTTAGATACTGCAAACATTTCGGCCACCTGTTGTTTATCCATGTTTGTGCTAATAACTTGAAAAGCCGAAAATGCCTTGTGCATATCAGAGAATACTTCTTTTTCTCTACCTAAATTTGCATACGTCCCAATGGTAAACGTTTTTCCATCAACCATAGCAGTTATCATTCCATGATTTGCTGTGAATACCGCTCGGTCAAAATCAAGCGAAACGTCTTTGCTTTGTGATACTACTCTCATACTTTTCCATCCAATCTCTTTTTGTTTTTGAGGATATTTAAAGGACTTAGTAGTGCTGATTTTCTCAACCTATCAAACCCCCTCCCCCCTCCATGCAGAATCATGCTTTGAACATTGATAAATTGTTTGAATTGTTCGTTCAATTCCATTCGTATTTTACAACTATTCGCAAAACCCTTGTTTTGCGTAATGTATCAACGATTTAATGCGCCTTAAGACCATTAAACACTGGGCTTTAAATTGTTTGAATTGTCTATTGCGTTTTTCTCGCTTTTTTCAACCAGAATTGTCGGAGTTGTTCGGCAATCCTATACAATTATTAGCCCCAAGATGTGGCAGTTCTTCGGCTGTCAACGCTCTTGCTCTGGATCCCTGATCTCTAACGCCCGGCATATTGAAACCGCAATACTTGTTGAGTGATGGCATGTAGTTCATGGGATTTCCTTTGCCGGAAACTTGTAAACCTACCAAACTTTCCTCACGCATTTCGTCAAGTTTTTTGCAAATGTCGGAGCCTGATGAGCCTAGCTGCACGCCATTAACCCACCCATTTAACGTATCTCTATGTATTCCGGTAAAGAATGTAAACCCAACAATATTCACTACTTTCTCGTAGTCATTACACAGGTCTATATATATATCTAATACCTCGTTAACCTTATCTGTATCATAGGCATTATTAATATTATTATCATCCTTTAAGTACTTTGGATTAACTTTAAACACATGTTCATAAATATATTTACAGCAGTTATACCATCTATTCTGCGATATTTTGCATAAATCCTCTATATTCCTCTCTTCCATCCAGAGATTTATATACATGTCAATGTCATCTTTAAAAACATCAACTGTATTATTTACTTCCTGCATTTCAACTGCTGACATGTTATATATCTCCTCTCTCCAGTACTGGAATACTTAAAATAAAAAATGCAACTGATACAATCAGATCACAATGATCTGATTGTACCGGCTGCATGAAGTCCGTTTTTTTCGGGACCTCGACGGATCAGCTCCGCCCGTTGCCCGAATGCTTTTTAATTTAATAAAACAATATCATTCTATCATTTTCTTGTCAAGATATATTTTAAAATTAAATTTTAAGCCTGTATATTATATATATT